AGATTATTTCTATATGCTAAAAACTAAAAAGAATGCACCAGTAGAACAATGTATTCGTTACTTGGTTATGTTAGAAGACTGGGCGCCCGGGCACATAGTACAGTTAGGTGATTTATTTTTAACTGATTGGAGAGCCGGTGATGTTTGGTATTTTGATCATACTGTTCCTCACTGGGCTGCTAACTGCGGTACAACGAACTTTTATAGTTGTCAAGTGAGTACATTAAAATGAATATACTAGAATTTAATCCAGGATGGAGTAAAGACATAGCGGTGTGCTTTGTTGATAATACACGGTTATACAATAGCAATGCTAGAGAGCTAATTAAAAATCAAGCCGATGGGGTGCTAGCTAATCTATACAACAAAGGTTACACAATATTTCAATGGATTGATGAAGATGCTTTATTAAAACATGTCTCAACTTTGGATTATAAATTTGCACTTGTGTTTAGTACAGGAACAGAATTTATCAATGGCACTGCGTTCTTCGATGCATTAGAAATATTAAAACAAAAAGACTTCTTAGTTGCAGGTCACGTATTAGATAGAAGCGATGCTTACTACGAATTGCATCATCAGTGTTATGTTATTAACTTAGAGAAGTATAGAAACTTAAACTGTCCATTAGTAGGACAACAAGAGTTAGGAAGTAAGCATATACAAACTATGCCTAAAAGAAGTAAAGAAAGCATACACGACGATTACACTCCTTTTTGGGTAACTTATGGAGATTACGCTCGAGAAGAATATCAACATAAGTGTCACGGTTGGAACATACTAAGTGTAGCATTTGAAAATAAAGAAAATGTTGTTGTGTTTGGTAGCGACCTTAGAGATAACAAGAAACATTTCTATCCTGAAAATCCAAGAGACTTTAATAAACAGTTGGGCTGGGCATATAGTCGTTTAAATTACTGTCACGATACATTTGTACATACCAACAACACAGAGACTATACACCTGCCGGTTAAACAGTACGACCAAATTGTAACTCCTGCAAGCGGAGTTTGGTTCAATGAATATTTGTCGCCAACTGCAACGGTTATAATGTATGATTACAATAAGTCTTCATTAGAATACTGGAAGTTAAAATATCCTAGTTTTAAATTTGTACAATGTGACTTACTAAGTGATAGCAATTTAGTAGACTACATAGATACTAGTATTCCGAACACACTTGTAAACTTATCAAATATTTTTAACTATGAAGGAACGACATTCTTTTATAGTTTAGCATATAGGAAGCACAAAGAGGCCGAACTCGAGCAAGCAATTAAAAGTGCTATTCCTACAGCGGAGATTTATTTTAGTTTAAGAGCTAGTGTTACAGAAACTATTCCTACGTGGCATCTATAAATTTAATTATTAAATCAGCTAGCTCTTGATTTTTTAAAAGACCATCTATATGATTCGGAGCCATATCCGATCCGCCTGCGGCAAAGTCTTTAAGTATAACAGGAATTACTTGACCAGTTTGCCATTCATATATGTTATCAAAACACCATAGATGTATTATTTTAGTACCTGTTAGTTTAGCAAGAATTTCTCTGTCAAACTTGTATAGAGCCGATGCTATTTCTTCCTTAGCCTTATTGTCGTCATACAAGAACTGAAAGTATTTTTTTGCGGCATCAACTGTTTTATAATTAAAAATATTTGATAACTTTATATCTTTTAATTTTAAATTAACAGTATTTCCGTAAGATAAGTTTCTAACAGTAGGATGGTAAATCCTATTTCGATCCGTCCAACAGAATATACAAACATCTGGTGTTTCAACCGAGGGAAACTGTTTTAAAATAACATCCCATACGCTACTGCCGCCCTTACCTAAATTTACAATATCAGCAGAGTAATGATTTTTAACTTTAGTTAGGTAAGTTTCGTAGCCATTGATTATACTATGGGGATTATTAAACTCTTCGCAAAAGCTGTCGCCGAAGAATCCGATCTTCATAGATACTCCGTAACTAATAGCATAAGGCGAGGTGTATGACCAATGTTTGCGGCACCGTGTATATCATTTGAATTTTCAAACTGAAACAGGTCTCCTGCTTTATATCCAGTGATCATCTCATCTTTATAAACAAATATGTGTCCTGGTGCATAATCTTGCAAAGGCATCCAATACCTTTTACAATCTCTATCATAAACATGTGGGTCAGTATGCATGGGCATAAACTGTCCAGGAGTTAATTTAGTAAACCACCAATGCACATCCCCTGTTGTCCAAAAAGGTGCAATGTTTAAATTTAAATCTTTTTCTTCATAGACCCACCAATGGACTGCATTAAGGTCGTAGCCTGCTTCACTTGCTAATTGGTATTCTCTGCTTTCTGCTAAAAATTTTGGGGGCCAGTCTCTAGGGCGTGCCTGACCGTTATTAGTTAAAATTTTATGTTCCCATAGCGGATCTATCCAACTATAATAATTACCTATGAATTTCATTCTACTCTCGGGCCGTTGGCAATAAATGTAGCACATATCCATTTCTCACCTTCGGTGATCATTGTCGACTCATGTACTCCTGACTGGTTAATAGACTCGTCAGGATAATCATATTCTAACCAAACCATAGAACCTTTCTTTGGTTTGATAGAGAACTCTAGTATAGGAAAATGTAATTCGCCGCCTTGGTAGTTGTCATTTAAATAAAAAATAGCAGTATGCTTTCTATCGCCGCCTTTAGCATAGTAATTAATACGTGTTGGTTCTACAGGATAGTCAACATGTAAATCAAAAAATTGCCCTTCGTCGTAACGATATATGTCTCCTGCTTCGATATGGCTTCTTGGTACGCCCGTTACTTTAGTGATGATTGCCCAGAAGTACTCTCTAATTTCTTGTGGAGTATCCCAGCTGATATTTCGCTGTTCAATGCCTTCGTGAACTTGACCATCAGATTGTTGATACGATTCCCATCCGGCTCTCGGATTCATTCCAGCTTTAGTAAACTTATTAATAACATAATCGCAAAATTCGTTATCAACCACATCTTCATATAACACTACACGAGGGATTTCACTGTAAACAATCTCTTTCATATTAGTATCCTGTTAAGTGATTAATACCTAGCTTTTTACGAAATTCGTCTGTAAACACACAGTCTACTCTCATGCCGTATTCCTGTTCGTTAGAATGATCACCACCGTGCCAATCTTCGTCGTTCCAAAAGGCTGCATTAGAATTTATATAGAATTTACTTTCTGTGTCCGGATCCCATATATAGAACCCTCTCTTAGTTCTGTACCTTATATGAATAAACTCGTGTCGATGTGTAGTATAATAATTATTTTCAAAGACACCGTTTGTTGCATCCAAGTCTCTGTGTTCAAATGCTTTGCCATTATGATCACAAAGGAAGAATATTACACGACCTATTTGGCTTATAATATTAGTATCTACCAAATTTTCAACCCAGCTTACAACACCTGGAAAATATTGTTGGATAGGCGTTCTTTGTCGAGCTCCGTTACGATCGTTCCAATCGCCTTCCTCCCATAAGAAATAATATATGTAAGGATCATTTGCACCAAGCACTGACTTTAAATAACGAGTAAACAAGTTTCTCTGTTTGTAATCTTTAAAGTCACTAGGGAAAATATCTTTACCTGCAATCTTAATAGGGTGATCGTCTGGCAAACTTTGGTACTCATTAAATGCTTGGTAAATTGGCTTCCAATCTATTGTATAGCTCATGTCATCAAACTTATAGCCAGGCGCCATCCATGTGCCTTCCTTAGCATAGTCTCTTGCTAACGCAAAACCTTTGCAAATTTCAGGGTGCAAAGATTTGAACCCGTCTATATCTAAAAACGGATCCAAATTAATATAGGGCTTATTGTCAATACCTTTAATCATAACAATACTTAGCTGATAAGTACTGCATGATAACCGGTTATGAGTATTACTACAATGATGTTCCAGGCAAAGGACTTTGCCGTAACAATCTAATCTACACAAGTCTTATAAGCAAGGACCATAAAACATTTTGCCAATGGTATTACAACGACACAGAATATCATCGAGGCCAGAATCAAGTTGTCGATCCTGCATTAATGGAAGAAAAATGGTTAAGGGAAGTAAACTACATTACACAAATGCGTAATACTTTTCCTGACCTTGTCCCAAATATTACTAATATCGATTTAGAAAGGCGCAGACTGTACTTTGAAATCGACGGACCAGACTTTTGGCAATTAGCAGGCCCTACTATACAAGACTACGATAGTGTACTTCCAGATTGGCGTGAGCAAATGCTAAACATTTTTAAAGCGCACAAGGCATTAGGCATTTACAAATACAGCTTGCATCCTAGTAGTTACTTTGTTGTTAACGGTAAACTCAAAAGTATTAACTATTTCTTTTGTTATAGAGATCAAGATCCTAATATTAGTATTCGTAGTGTGTTAAGCCATATAAGTGAAGACAGGCAAGCAGACCTATTTCCTAAAATGGCTGCAATGGGCATTAACGTAGATGCTCCTACTAGTTTTAAAGATATACAGATGTTAGCATTTGAAAGTTTCAAAACAAACTTCCCCGCTGACTTTATGGAAGAAGCTAAAAGTATCTATGAATAAAACATATTGTGCTTTGCCATTTAGAGAAACAATGCTTGTGCCAGGAGATGTGCTATTGTTATGCTGTAGACACGACACTAATGTAATCATAGAAGAAAATTTTGAAAAAAGTTTTAAGTCTGGCAAAATACAAGAAATACGAGAATTGATGCTAGAAGGTAAGCCCGTCGCTGGTTGCGAACAATGTTATATAGAAGAAGAGCAAGGTGTAGAATCGATGCGTCAACAAAGCATAAAGAAATACGGTGTTGTTGAGGATATCGAACTACAGGGAATACATATACAATTTGATAACGTTTGTAATTTAAAATGTAGGATGTGTACTTCTACTTCAAGTCATTTACTTCACAACGAAGAAACAGAATTATATGGTAAAGCTATTAGTTGGCAAAAGTTTGTAGTAGCAGATAGGTATAAAGAAATTGATACTTCTAAATTAACAGTTATAAGACTGCATGGTGGCGAACCATTTATGAGCAAAAGGGCTGAGGACTTTTTTAAAAGTATTACAAAGTCAGGCCGTATTAATCAAGTCAGCATTGTTATACCTACTAACGGAATGATTAGACCATCTAATGATTTCTTAGAAGCATTAGAAAATTGCAATGTTTTATCTATTGCGGTTAGTATTGATGCATATGGTGGATTTAACGATTATTTTAGAAGTAAGTCAGAATTTAATACAGTGATAGAGAATTTAGATTTCTTTTGCTCACTAATTGATTCTAGAAAACCTGGGACTACTAACATTAGTGTTGTTACAACTGTTAATGTATATAACGTAAATAAGTTAACCGAATTAGATTCGTTTTTAACTTCGCGTTATAACAATTTAAAATTAGTAAAGTCAATGCTACACGGCCCTGACTACCTACGAATTTCTTGTTTACCAAAAGAATACAAAGATAAAATTCGCCATACTTTAGAATTATATCCCGATGTTCTAAAAATGTTAGACAAAGAAGATACAAACTACTTTGAAGAATTTATTTTTTATCATAATACTTTAGACAAATTAAGACATGAGTCTCTAGAAAACTTTAATATAGAGCTTTCTCAGTATATTAAGTCTTACAAAGTTGCTAAAGAAATAACAACAGAAAGCATGGCTAACTTCTACAATTTTGTGGACCCAGGAATTTTTAATGACTAAACCCTACTTAAAACTTCTTGATATCTATTACGGAGCAAAGTGTAATCTTTCTTGTAATCAATGTGATACAAGAAGCGATGTTATTAGAACAGCAGATAACGATCCTAATATTGAAACAATATTAGAAGGAATAACTTTAGCAAAAGAAAAATTCGAAATTGATTTGTATAGTGTACTAGGAGGAGAGCCGTTACTTTATCTAGATAAGATCGATATCATACTCGAACACATTCGAAAAATAGATCCTAATGCAAAGATACAATTTTCTACCAATGGTACATTACTTTCTAAAAAGATAGACGACGTTGTTAGCATTATGCAAAAACATAATTGTGGACTATTTGTCTGTAACCATTTTGCGGCATTTGATGTAGATATGACTGCAAGAATAACTGATAGTGTAGACTATCTAGTTAATCGCCTAGGGTTATCTAGAGGAGATGCTAATAAATTCTTTAAAGAATTTATTCAATTAGATAATCCAAGAAAAGATCCGTTTTTTCAAAAGTGGATTAAACAACACGAAGATTACTTTTTAGGTGAGCAACCAGACGACCATTACTATCATAACGGTAATATCTTTGTGCATTTTAGACCGCAATATGATTTTAAAAAGAATCATTACATGAAAGATGGAAAACCTAAACCTCATATGACAGGTCTTCCTCATATATCTTTTAAAGAAGGATGCAGTAGTGTTTTATGTAACTTTTTAATAGATAAAAAAATTTATAAGTGTGCGGCATTGGGAACTTTAAAAAAGTTCTTAGAGTTTCATGGAAGTTTAGATGATCCAGATTGGAAAAAATACTTAGACTACAAGTGTTTAGATTTAGAAACTTGCTCCGAAGGTGATGCATATAAATTCAGTATTGGTAAATTTTGTGCAGTTGCAGAATGCGACATGTGCGGAACTAGCAGTTTTAAAAGAACAGAAGAGTTTGTAATAAATGTACACAGTCGTTGAATGGCGGGAAGATTTAGACCTTACTGCATTTTATAAAGAGGCAGAAGAAAAAGGATTTGCTAATAATAGCAGTCAGCGTGTGATGATTGATTGTTTTAGAAATGAGCAAAAATGGAACGCTTGGATTCTGTACGAAGACAGTAATGCAATTGGTAGTGTTGCCGCTCACTCGTTTGACGACGTCATGGGGCCCGGTAGTTATAGGATACTTACAAGATGTTGTGTTCTACGAGGTGCAAGATCAAGTGGTGGAATGATGACTGCTAATGTTGCTATAGGACAACATCAAAATTTAACTGATCAATTTTTATTACCGGCCTGTATTAACTGGGCAGGCAACAACGTGTATGCAACATCCAACGAAAGCAAAGTTGCTAGCCAACGGTTTGTGCATAGAACTTATTTTCCCACTTTAGAAAAAATAGGTGTTGTAGAAAAAGTCAAAGATGTTTTTTACAGAGGAACTGAGCAAACAGTATGGAAAATACATGTTAATAATTTCTATGAGAATTTAAATCGTTATCCTAGATGGATTTAATAGGAATATTTTTAAATTTCTTTTTAAAGTTCGGATCAAGTGTAAACTTTATGTTGTGTAATTTAACGTCCTGTTGTTTGTCAAAGGCGCATAGTTTACATACTTCTATCGACTGTTTTAAATCGTACTCGATAAATTTCTTAACTGCATCATAACCGTCAAGCGGGTCACACGGTTTATATTTTTCTAAAATCTCCTGTGCTTCAGGCACATACTTTACTTGATGTTTGGCTTCAGGGTAATTTGTAGTAGCCGGACAATGGTACATTAATCCGTGTTGTATATTGTATTCTGTATGCCATCCACACGCTTCAAAACTCTTTTCTTGATCGCCTCCCATATGGAAGTGAACAGTTCCGTCTTCTACACGTTGATGATATGGTTGGGCAAATCTTGTAAATTCTTCTAATCTTAAAATTAGTTTGTTGTTTAACAAATACTTTATTGCCTTGTTTTGTTGTAGTGGAATATATTCCTCTTCAATTACCTGCAAAGAATCCACCCAGGGTTCGAGAACTGCAAGTGCATCTTCTTTCATTTCTTGGAACTTTTCTTCAGAATCATAGTGGCAAGCAACTCTAAGATGTGCATTACCATCGCTAATTATTAACCTAGCTAGATCAATACGCTTTCGTAATCTTGTTCCGTTGGTTGGAATCTCAATGTGTGCGTTAGGCCATAGGCGCCTAATATTTAAAAACCATTCATCTAAGTTAGGATGTAAAAACATCTCGCCGCCTGCAAACGCAACATTGTCAGTATCTAAATACTCTGCCCATCTTTCAAAACGATCCTCGCTATCAGTCCAGTTAAAGTTTCCAGTAAAGTCATAACAAGCCAAGCCACCGCAATGGCTGCAAGTTAAGTTGCAAAGGTTGTTTACTACAACCGAAAGATATGTATCAAGTTTAATTTTTTGCATTTGTAATTTGTGAAACTTCTAATGTTGGATTAATTCTTTTAAGTTCAGATACCAAGTGCGGAGTTAACTTCCATCTAAATTCAACTTGTCTTATTGTAGGTTTCTGTGCCCAGAATATAATAGTGTCAACAATGTCATCTTTAGGTGTTGTGTAATCGCTGATAAAAGAAAACGGATTATCAGAATCTACTACGGTTCCTTCAATAAACCCTAAATCTAAATGTAGTAACGGAATTCCGTTAGGATCTAAGCTAATACGTCTACATGCATCTGCTAGTTCTTGCTTATCATGCACATACTGAGTAGGTATAACATCTGGATAGAAGCGACTTACACTACCCATAACAACCATCATATCTACTTTGTCTTTAAGTGCTTCTAGTAATTTTAATTGCTGACGATCTCTATAGGCGTTATTAATGAATAGTTCACAACCGCTAGCTTCATCTATTATACGATCAAAGTCTTTGTCGATGTCATAACCGTTGCTACGGCTCATACCTATAATTTCTCTACAACTACCTTCTTTAAATTTTTCGTAGATAGCTTTACCAATGCCGCCAGTATGACCAGTGATAATAATCTTTTTATCCATTCGGTTCTCCGTGTACAAATGATACACAAGTTACTTTAGGGTTAGCTAACCAAAAATCAATAGTTTTGCCTATTAGCTCTGGGTTATTATAACTGTCCCCTGTTAAATCTAAAAGTAAGAAATCTGTTTTGTTTTGTGTATTAGCAAGTTCTAACACACGTTGTTTCAATTCTTTTTTATGCTGACTATATACAGGCATGTTATGATCTGTGTAATCAGCGGCAACACTACCCATAACAACCATCCTACTGATTTTAGAATACAAATTGTTAACTAGATCTATCTGAATACCGTTGCCATATGCATTGTTAATATACAGATCGCAACCTAGTGCAGGTGCTATCTTATCGTCTCCACGATTCAATTCGATAACAGTATGCCCTTTACTACTAAAGTAATTTGTTAGTTCTTTACCTAAACCCCGTGTTGTGCCCGTAATTACTATTTTCATACTTACCACAGATTTAAAATATATTTTGGTTCTAATCCGCAGTTACTGCCAGCATGCCAGTATCTCCTATCGTCCCATTTAAATGTGGCGCCTTGTGGTTGATTATAAAAGCAACGACCTTCAGCAATAAAAATATGACCAAACTTTGGTTTTCCTATATGACAATGGTATCTAACCTTTGGAGGCAACTTTGACAGTTCTTCTTCGTGGTCATTAACATCCCAATGCCACGGAGCAAAATGCCCAACATCTACTTTACTGATCCATGCAGTATGGTAGTTTTCAATTTTAAATATTTCACAAAACTTTGCTACTGATCGCTCATCAAATTGTTTTCCTGGAATGTACATACTCCAACCTACTGTACCACCTTCAGAGATATTTTTGTATTTTGCACGTTCCCATAAGTTAGCTACTTCGTCTAAGCCAGGAATGTTGTCACCTTTTTTGTGACTAGGTCCAATGTACTCCGGCGATGTATTAGCACACTGGAGAATTATTTCATCCCAGCTGATCTGATCAGCACAATTTCCAATGTATTCAATCATCTCGGCTTTCCTAAAAAATGAAACAGATAATAAGGCTCATACCCACAGTTAGTGCCAGCATGCCAGGTTTTATAATCATTCCATTCGTAAATCTCATGCTGTGCAATATTATAAAATGCATCTTGTCCTTCTAACAACAGTACATGACCATCTTGCGGTTTGTCCATAAATGCTACCCAACGTTTTAATTCGCCTTCTGCAAGCCACTCTTTTTCTCTATCTTCTACATCCCAATGATAAGGAACACATCGTCCAGGCCAGAGCTCGCTAACAAATACACGCCTTGGATCTGCGTTTACTAAGTCTGCAAACTTGTTCTGCACTTCTATATCAAAATGCACACCAGGATAGTAATCGTACCATTCGATTAAAGATAAATCATAGCCAGCATCATTCCATAATTTAATAACTTCTCGATATGATCCAAGTAAAGCAGGATCTTCCTGCCAGCTTGATTCTGACCTGTCTACTACTGTTTTCACAGAATTAAAATCTCCGTCAGAACTGTTTCTGCAGATTTTTACAATTTCATCCCAATCAATAATACCCTTAGTTGTTCCAACGTATTTCGCCATAAATGTATTCCAAAGTTTCTCCTGCCCACTTAACATGATTACGCATAGACTGCTGGTACATTACTTCTAAATTATAATGTGTTTCCGTACGCACAGTTTCGTTTAATCTAAACCTAGCAGTTTCGTGTACTATTGCATCCATGTATTTTGTTTCTATTAACGGATTAGACGATGAGATGCACCCATACCAATCAATAGTTTTCATAGTTCCGCTCTTATCTAAAAAATGACAATGCGGATACATTGTAAGTTTATAAATTCCTTCGTGAACTAAATCTAACATAATGTTCTTGAGGGGCTCACGCCATTCGACATGTTCTCCTCTATGTAGCATTTCATTAAAGGTGTAACCGTTCCATTCAAAAAATATTTTTTTATTTTTGTAATCGATATCTAAGATGTTTGGTGCATACTGCTTATGTTTAAATTTTAGCAGATGATTAACTTCGTTTTGAAAGAACCACTCACACACTTCTTCATTATACAAATCTCTAGTTTCATACAATCTTTGATATTTGTTTTGCCAGTCATAGTTTGCACAAAACACAGTCCTGTCTGGACTAATCAAAGGTTCGTAAGTTTGTTGTGCAAGACATAGCTCGCCATCGTCACCGTACTTAAAGAAAGGTTTCCAATTATCAATGTTCACGCTTAACTTTGAACCTTCTTAAATCTAAGTCTTGTAATTCTTCTACTACATGTTCTGCCAGACCAAAAGTAACAACTGTATCCTTATAGGAAAAGTTATCTAATGTACCTTCTTGATTCTTGCGATTAAGCCAGGGGCTTATAATTGTATCGAATTGATAACGATAATCAAACTGTTCGTAAGCAGGTGTAATTTCAAAATTTATTAAATTTGTAAAATGACTATGTTTTAAAGGTTCTCTTACTACTAACTGTTTACGAGCAACACTACCATAATTTCCTGCTGTATGAATTTTATTAGCAAACATATAGCGCCAATGCCCGTCTAGACGTTGGTTGTACATTTGCTGTTCTTCTAAGTCTATCAAAAAGGAATGTACTCCTGATAAGTTTAAATGCCAGCGATTGTCTATGTCGGCATGTGCCATATAACTTTGATTAGGCTCAAGCGTGATGACACGAGCCTCTCCTATTGTATATGGAAGCGTTCCTAAAACCTGCTCCCAAGGAGTACCTCTATATTCTTCTTTGAGTTCCCATTTATCATAAAAGAAGTTTCCTGTAGGCTTGTTAAGTGCTACACGTTCTCCTTCTAAAGGATGTTCAGTTAAGGCTTGTTGAATTAACTCTTTTGGGCATTGCCACATGGTTACGTTTATCATGAAATATTTATATGCTACTATAACTCACTTAAATATATCATGGATTTGTATCTAAACCCAAAATGGACAAAGATTGGCATCAGCATCAGCGGAGGTGCTGATAGTGCATTATTGGCATTTTTAATATGTTCCAATACCAGTGCTGACATTCATTTTACAAATCAAATTAGACTTTGGAAAACTCGTCCATGGCAAGAGTATGTAGCCGACAATGTTATTAATTGGTTTAAAGATCGATTCACAAATAATTTTTATGTACACAAGAATCTAATACCTCCTGAATTAGAATGGGCTGACAAAGGTCCAACTATAGTTGACGAATATGGAAAGTTAAAAAGTGGTAACCAAATTATATTAAGATCCCACAACGAGTACATTGCACACAAATATAACCTAGAAGCGTTATATGGCGGTATTAATAAGAATCCAGATATTGATATCGAAGGATCGTTAGATGACAGAAACGAAGGGCATATACCTCCGCACTTTGTACATAACGGTATTGACATTTGTCACCCATTTGTGTATACTAGAAAAGATTGGATAATCAAACAGTATTACAAACACAACATCTTGGATTTGCTAGAACTCACTCGCAGTTGCGAAGGAGAGTTTGAAGGAATAGATTATACAACTTATACACCTGGACAATATGTTCCTGTTTGTAAAAAATGTTTTTGGTGCAAGGAAAGAGAATGGGCTCACCAAGGCTTATAACATTCGGATGCTCATATACATTTGGTCAAGCGTTGCCTGACACAGATGGGTCATATCCTAGCAACATGGCATGGCCTAAGATATTAGGCAATATGCTAGACAGAAATGTAATTAATAAAGGAAGACCTGGTTCTAGTAATCTTGAAATCTTGTTTAGCTTACTAAATTTTTCTTTTAAGAAAGACGATATAGTAGTAATAGGTTGGACTCATGTTAACAGAGATTACATTTTTAATAAAACTAAAAATATAGCGTTAGGTGCATGGTCGGATGATAACATTTTAAGTAACTGGGTGCAAGTGCATAACGATTACGATTTGTCAGTTAGGTCAGGACTCTATATACATCATGCAGAATTATTTTTAGATTCGTTAGGAATAAGGCAGTATCATTTTCGAGCAATCGGATCGGCCACTTTTGTAGATAAAATAGTAAATGCTTTCACAGAAATTAAACCTCTTTATACTAATAAACTTAAACATCAGATAAAGAAAAGAATTTTATACAAAAAAGATCTAGCGTTAGATAATGCCCATCCGGGAGTAGAATCGCACTTACATGCCGCTAAAGAACTTTACAAGATAATAAATGAACAGTAAAACATTTTGTATGCATCCTTTTACAGGATTAGCCACTAGAGAAGATGGAGCAATTAAAATATGCTGCCGCAGTCAACCTATTGGCTGGATACAGGAACAAAGCCTAGAAGAAGCATGGAACGGCGACAACATGAGACTAGTTCGCCAGCAGGTACTTTCAAACGAAAGACCAGAGGTATGCAAGCCATGTTTTGATCTTGAAGACCAAGGTGTAGAAAGTTTACGCCAACGTCATATTAAAGGCGAAATACCAGAAGCAAGGATAAACCTGTATCCACACGCTTTAGAAAAATTACATCCAGAAATGACCATGCCGTTTGAATTTCCTACTATGGAAATTAAACTCAACAACTTGTGTAATTTAAAGTGCCGTATGTGTAACCCATTAGACAGCACTAACTGGAAAGATTGGGATTCTGTCGTTCCTTTCTATAAAAAAGAAAATAACTATCTTGTTCCAACTATAGAAAAATTAGTTAAGACACCTGGGCAATATATTGGCCCGTTTGACGATACAGATAACTGGTGGGCTAGTTTTGAAAAACTATTGCCGCACTTTAGACGTGTAGAGTTTGCTGGCGGTGAACCGCTAATGGATCCTCAACACTATAAAATTTTAGATATGTTAAAACCTTATGGTAGCAACATTGAAATTAAGTATGCCACAAACGGCACTACATTAGGAATTAGCAAAGGAAGAACTATTCATGACTACTGGCCTCATTTTAGAAGCGTTGCCGTTAACGTCAGCATTGACGGCATTCACAATGTTTACAATTACATTCGTGGCAACGGTGACTTTAATCAAGTTGAAGAAAATATTAAAGAAATAAAAAAGATACCAAACGTAAGTCGTGTAGTCGGTGCGTTTACAGCACAAGCAGGCAACATACTACAAGCGGCGGCCTGCATTGATTACTTTCTTAACAAGTTAGGCATTGTGTTCTATAGTCATAGGGTAAGTTATCCCAATGTACTTTCAGCACAGGTGTTACCTAATGAATTGAAACAAGTAGCAATTAACAGATTGCGAGAAATTAGTATGCGTGTTTCCACATTTGATATTGTTAAGCAACATCCTATATTAGAAAAAATTACACAACAACAGATACAGGACAATATTAATTACCTACAAGCAAAAGATGAAAGCCATCGTTGGCAAGAATTTTTAGAATTTAATCGTGCGTTAGATGCTACACGCAACCAAAGCCTTTTAGATACTGTTCCAGAGTTTAAAGCGTATGTATAAAGTTACTAGTCGCTGGCCTCACCAAACAAGCATTAAGGTAGAATGGAACCTTGGCAAACGCTGTAACTACGATTGTAGTTATTGTCCTGCGGCAATACACGACAACACTAGCCCGCATACTGATATTGAGATACTCAAAAAAACTATTGATAAGTTACAAACATTGGGTAAACCTATACGTCTAAGTTTTACAGGCGGGGAGCCTTGTGTACATCCTAAGTTCCAAGAACTAATAACTTATGCAAGGTATAAAAATATTTCTTGGATTAGTGTAACTACAAATGGTACTCGCCCGTATGAGTTCTATCGTATAATACCAGTTAACCAATGGGTGTTTAGTATACACTTAGAATACGACTGGATGCGTGTAATAAACACATTAACAAAATTAGCAGACAAAACAAATTTTAAATTAATTGGACAAATTATGGCACATCATGATCATATGGGTTCGGCTAAAATTGTTAAGGGTATGTTAGATCAGTATCAAATACCTAATACAGTTAGGCGCATACGTTGGACAGAAGGAGACCATGATTTGTTCGATGATATGCGTTATCATCCAGATGACTTAAACTGGATTAAGGAACAGGATGCTACTATATCAGGTAACTGTATAATTGATGATAAAGATGTTATACATAGTAATGACGTTATTAAGCTACACCTAAACAAGTATAAAGACTGGTCCTGCAATGCAGGCATAGAAAGTTTAATGATTAACTGGGACGGCGAGGTTCATCGTGCTACTTGTCGTGTTGGCGGAAGTTTAGGTAACATATACGACGGCACATTTGCCCAACCAGAAGATCCTGTTATATGTACTAGAAATTTTTGTACCTGTGCCGCTGACATACCTATAACAAAATTAAAATGATTAATACTACTGCTATAAGACTTAAAACACCCGAGTCCTTAATGGTCACTTGGGATATCATTAGAAGGTGTAATCTAGATTGTACATACTGCGAATCTACACGGCATGACAATCGAAGTCCGCTACCTTCTTTAGAGGAATTAATAACTACATTCGACTTTGTAAAAAAATATACTGATTTGTACAATAGCCAGCGTGTTGACAAAATTGGAACTAACATCGATTTCACGGGTGGCGAACCGACTATTAATCCTGCGTTCTGGTCTTTGATTGATTACATTAAACAGCATAAAGATTTTAGATTAAGTCTAACAACAAACGGTACATGGGGACCTTCATTTACAGAAAAGATATTAGACAACTTTGGCCATGCAACAATTAGTTGGCATGCAGAAGATGCATTAAAAGAACGCACAGTTAAAAATATTCTAGATTTGCATGAGGCTAATATTGGGTTACAGGCTAATGTAATGTTGCATTGTGACTACTTTGATGAAGCAACTGCTCTATGTGAAATGTTTCGAGACAAAGGAATTAAAGTAAATCCAGTACCTATCGGCGATGGTAACTTAGTTCGTAAGGGGTGGTTTATTGATGCCGATGGTACTAACAGAAGAACCAGTCATGAGTATACAGAAAAACAACAGGATTGGTTTTACAATTGGATGGGGCAACCTAGAAAGGCCACGGCATCAGCAGAAGGAACTAATGTAGGGAGAGCTTGCTGTGGTGGTAGATGCACACAGGGGCTAGTTAACGGAGAGTGGCAAGAAGTTAAATTAGTTAACAATTGGTTTAAAGATTGGTACTGTACTGTTAATTGGTATTTCTTGCACATTGAACAAAACACAGGAAAAGTTTTCCATCATCAAACTTGTCAGGCAACACATACTGGTAGGGGGCCAATTGGAAATCTTAACAACACAGAGTCTATTCTCAGCAACGTCAGAGAGATGTTGTCAGGCTCAGTTAAACCTATTGTATGTCCTAATCAGAGATGTGGTTGCGGAATGTGTGTACCAAAAGCCAAAGACATTAGCGTGTTTAAAGAGCTTTGGAGTTCTACTACAACTATACCGATTTTATTGGAATAAATTTAGAAATTTGTATTTCGCCGCCGCACATACAAACATCTTTGTTACACACGATTGATGTAATCTTAGGTTTAAATTTATTTACAAACTCTGGATCGTAAATGTTGTAGTGAAATGCTTCGTTGTAGATTTTTTGTTTACAAGTACCAGCAATAACACCGTCCTGAAACACCTCTATGTAATCTACACCAAGGTTACAATTCCATCCTTTGAACCTATTTAGGTTATTTAAGAATAGCCAGTTATCTTCGACTAAAGTTTTCTTCCCATCGATAACAGCCCACAGCCTTCTGCGTTTACTTACTTTTAAACTGAACCACCAAAATAAATTAGGCCAGCGTTTTAATTGTACAGAAAGATATTTCATCTGTTCTTCGTCATGCAAAGACTGGCCGTTGATCTGCACAGCCTTAGCAACTATAGGCCAACGCTTTTTACTTTTTCGTAACTGTTCAATTAGACCTTTACATTTGTCAAATGCAAACGGATCCATTAGCACATTAGCTACTATATTGTTCTTGTTAGTATACAAAAAGTCAGCAACTTCTATAATGTGATCTATCTTTGCGTATTCGTGGTGTACAGATATTTCAACTACATCAAAGCAGTTAGCATTTTCTTGCCACCAGTTTAATTTCCTTGTTGCATTTGTAGATATTTTAATTATGACATCATAGTTGGCTTTTAGGTGATTACAAAATTTTGGCAGGTCTTTCCATAATGTAGTTTCGCCACCAATGATAAAAAATTCAAATTTATTCTTTCCCTGTTGCTTGTATGTGTTAAGCAAGTGATCAAAGTTCTTGATAAGTAAATCAACGTCCGGCCATGGAACATTACCTTCATTACTTCCCGGAAAACAATAGTGGCACTTATAATTACAAAGGTTGCCGGGCATGTATTCGATCCTAAGTAGGTCAGGTTCGTCGTTATTAATAATCTGTGTAATCATAATAGATGTGCTAGTTCCGGAAATATTTCTTTGAAAGAAGTACCACGCAACTTATCTAATCTCTCTATATACTCTTTAAATGCTAGCAATTGACTGCTATGATCTTCAGCATCCATAAAGTCTAATACTGCTTGCCATCGCTTCCAACCATATGGATTCTTTTTCCAGAAGTCTTCATCTTGCCTATAATTTTCGTATAACCAATTAGCTAGCTCGGCAAAACTTCTACGGACTTCTGCTTTATCCTCTGCAGGTAAACATCTAATGCTTAGGAATGTTGGAATATACAACAAGTGCATATTGACAATTCCGCCGCCTGCTTGGATACCGCCCGTTACATTTTCTAAGTTAATCTTCTTAAAATTCTGTGTAATTTTCCACTTGGCAAAATCTGCTAAATGCTTGATGTTTAAAATTTGTATAGCAGTAGCAATTGATACTTGTATATTGTCAGGAGTGTTATCTAACTTATGTAAATTCTTTTCAATGGTATTCCAATCACTAGGGTAGCGAATGTAATAGTTGCGGTCACCTACTGCGTCTATGCTAAAACCAACTTTAACTTTTTTAAACTGTTTCCAGAGATCAATAATTTCGTCGTCAACAAGCAATCCGTTTGTGTTATATCTTACAAGTATTTTGTCTGCATATCCTTGCCTGATAATTTCCTCTAAGAACCACTTATGTTCTCTAATCATTAATGGTTCGCCACCGGCAAAGTATACTTGTTTTAAGTTTGGAATCTGTGCATACATTTCTTTCCAGAAGTCTGGATTCTCATGCCAGAAATTATTAAAGTCTTTTCGATCCCATTGCATCTGTTCTTTAAGTTCTTTGGCTTGGAATAAAGGGTAAATCTTTTTATGATCTGCTACCCATTGACTACTATCATGTGGACTGCACATAACACACTTTAAATTGCAAGTGTGCCCTAAACGCAAATCTAAGTAAACAAGTTTTTCTGGTACTGTGCCATCTTCTTGTGTTTGGGTGATGAGCTCAGGAATATCAATTCCTTCTTCCATCCAGGACCCTGTTTCCCAGATGCGCTTGCTAGCAACACCTTTTGATTCTTCAGCAATACACTTACTACAACTAGCAGGAATTTTTCCTTCTAGCATAGTCAAACGTACATCACGCATATATTCATTATTCCATGCGCTCATAGGAGTTTCTTTGCCGAAGTTAGCAGGAACTCCTTTTTCATTTTTAACTAAACCCACTGTATGGTTTTCACCTGCTCCACTGGCATTGGCACTACAGCATAGTCGCATGTCTCCATTTGGCCGTGTGGCAAAGTGTATCCATGGCAATATGCAGAAAGTTTTGCTTCCTGATGCGGCTTCAATTTTATCTTGCCAGTGCTTAATTGTGTTCATTTTGTGTACCAATTATCATAAATCTTTTATATAAAGGCAGTTCTAATTCGCCTGCCCATAGGACATGAATGCCGCATTGTGTTTTAAATTCTTCTAAGTCTTTAGCGATACGAACATGTTCTGGTATGTTGTAATTATTACTTTGTAATACTAGCAGGCTGTTGTGAGGATGCCCACTTAACCATTCTTCGTACTGTTCCTGTGTTATGTGTTCGCAACTGGTATTGATAATAATATCAGCATCACTACGCATAGTACACATATCGGCGGTTACTGCACGAAACCTTCCTGATTCAAATTCCATTTGATTCATACGGTTAGCAATCGCTTCACAGTCTGGATCAATGTCAATACTTCTAATGTTGTTAACAAAAAGCTCACTTTGAAATATAAGGCTTGCTAGTGTCCCCACCCAGCCACCGTGAATATCAATGCTAGGCCAAGTTTTAAAATTACCTCGTTGTTTAACTAATTCTTTAATGAGCCATTCCTTACTGCTCATTTGTCCTCGCCAGAAAGCATCAAGGGTCCGCATAGGGTCCTTGCTCTCACGGATGGCACACATCCAATGATGTAGGTGTTCTGTATCAACTAACAAATTGTGCTCCTAGTTTATCAAACTTGCCGCATTGTTTACTGCATTCTATTAAAGGCTTTACTGCCCATGTGTCTTCTATCTTTTTAAAGAATCCTAGATTAAAGATTTCTTCTAGTGTATTTTGTGTTAGGCTAGGAAATATCCCTATGGCATCCATATACTCAACACGATTATCTTGGTTAGGCAGTTGCCAAGAAAAGTCTAACCAACAGCAAGGACTTACTATGCCGTTAGCACTAATATAAATCTGTTTGTACTTTTGTGCCTTACATTGTATCTCAGCAGACTCAATGTTTATTACCTTAGGCGTGTAACTTTTACTAATTTCTGTAGGATATAAAATGTGTGTGGTCTTGCCCGACTCGTCTAATACATTAAATTTTCCATCTTTAAAACGGCTAGTGTGTTTTACTTGGAAATGTTTAAATCCTAATAGTTGGCTCATTTCCCTGCAGATGTCTACCTCATTTTCGTTATGTTCAAACACTAGCATATCCCAAGTTGCTTCACCACCTGCTTTAATAAACAATTTTGCGTTGTCTAAAATCTTAACCCAGTCAGTGCCCACACGATACAATGCGTGTGTGTTAATTAATCCATCTATACCAAACCTAACTTGTACACCCACGGCTGCGAGCCCCTTCCAGAACTGCCAGCTTCTGGCACTTCCGTTAGTATTCATGCTTAAACGAATTGTAGGATTTGTTTCTCTCAAGTACTGAAATATTTTTAGACAATCTTGTGCTATAATAGGATCACCTAAATTGCCGCACATAAACAAACTGTCTAACTGTTTTATAAAACTAACAGGGAACCATTCTTTAAATTGCTCTAGGGTTATTTCATTTAACGACATAAGAGGATTAATGGGACCACCATTGATGCGGCGTGGACACATTGGACAACGTGCTTGGCACTTGCTAGTCAATTCTAAGTGTACGTCTCTAATATCTTCTAGTTTATACATTTTGGTATTTTACTGTCCGCCGAACTTACGCAGGTTGGTGTAATACAGCGTTGAGGTTGTTTAAATAATTTAAAGTTATCTAATGTGCCTAATAGTTCGTCATGGCAGCTATAACTTCTTTTAACCTCATTACCTCTTATTATAACACTCTGATAGCCTGCATTGCAAGCCCATCCTTGGAATTTGTTAAATCCAAAGGCATTAAATCTTTCTGCTTGATCTAACAAGTGCTCTGTGCCATTTGCTTCATATAGAGCTATTTGGTAAACATCTTCACCATTGGCTCTTTGTGGAAAACCTGTACGCATTTTGTGTATCATATCCTCAGTATAACCGTCAACTACTGCACTAGCAGTTTCGTTACTTTGTGGCTTTAGTGTTACATTGATTCCTCTATCGTGTAACCTCTGCATACGGTCATACAATTCATAAAATTTTTCAGGAACCATAACTTGGTTTACTGTAACAAATACACCCTTATCTATTAAGTAAATAATCTTATCACCAAACTCTGTTTCGTCAGCAAACTCGTGATGGAAACTGGCAGTAAGGCTTCTACGCCTGCTTAACGATGTACCAGCTAGCCACCTATCCCACCATTGGATCCCAGGACTAAGGTTAGTAGTCATATGAATACTGTCATAGAAAACTTTGGACATTAGCTCAATTGAGTGTTTGTATGCGGTAGGTTCACCTCCGCTGAAACTCCAGTGAAATTGGACAAATCCATTTTGGGCGGCTTGAAATCGTATTTCGTCTATTGTTCTTTTATAAACTTCGAGCTCTTGATGATCTGGTGTTTGGCTATTAGCATAAGGCCAACAATAGCTACATTTATAGTTACAAAATCTACCCAAAATCCAACTCACTGAGAAAATTTGGTCGTTGAGCATAGTTCGTTGTCCAAAACGAACGATCTTTTGGAATGGTATGGTTGCAAAGCTCATTGACACTATTTACAAACGGATATATAATTATGCTGTAGACGTGAGTGGAACTTGGTATACCTCCCCCGGCAGTATGTAACAAACTACTGTTGGGGGGCTAAGGCCTAGCCCATAGTGGCGGCTTTGCAGGTTCAAATCCTGCCGTCTACACCATTTTAACTACACACTGAGGCACAAATGAAAAAGGCACTTTTTGGTTTATTGTTTATTGCTACCGCAGTACAGGCAGGTATGGAAAAAGATGCGTATGAGAAATACGACATGACCAATCTGAAGACTGATCAATCTCTTATTAAGATTGTTACAGTTGACGATGTCAAGGCCGCTTGTAATAGACTGCGTGTAAGCGAAGGTCTCAAACCATTTACCTTTAGTGTTGAAGCCTGTAGTGTTTGGCCTAAGGACGGATCCTTTAAGAGCTGTACAGTCTACATTGGAAAGAAAACTAACAACGACATCCTTGGTCACGAAATCCGTCATTGCTTTGTAGGCAACTTTCACTAATGTCTAAAGTATCATCAAGCCCGGACCGAAACACTTTCCAAAAAGAAGCATATCTAGAACGATGTGCCAAAGATGGTAAAGAGCCTAGTAAGGCATACCTTGAAATGTGGGAAAACACAGCCAAGCAACACGCAGAATGGGCAGAGAAAGAACATAAGAACGACATGGAGTACGACCTTCGTACCTGTGAATGGATGCTAGACAAAGTGCGCCAAAGCGATACCTACGCCCAAAACCTATACGCGGCCATGTGTAATATGACTTGGCAAAGCCGTGAGTTTTGGCAAGAACTAAAAGGTGAAACTTGGTCTTGCTCTTGGAGATATGCTGGCGGTATAATTGCTGACATGCGTCAAGAGGGTGATTACATTGATTGGTACTGTTCAGGTATGGGCGGACTCAATCAAGAGTACGAGGGTGAAGAAACTAACGAAGAATGGCAAAAGCGTACAGGTTATGTTCCTGAAGGTTTTGTAACTGATGAAATCGAATTAGACCTTAACCGCTTGGGTTGGAGACCAGTTCCTTATGACGACGACAAATTAACTTAATAAATAAAAGATGGAAAATAAAGAACAATTCGTTTTTACCGCAGAGGATATTTTTGAAGAAATCCCAGGAGATCCAGAAAATGTCAGAATGAAATTTCCCGAAGAAGTTTTAAAACTTACAGGTTGGAAAGAAGGTGATGTGCTAGATATTGAAGTCAAAGACGGAAAGATCGTTGTAACAAAACATGAGTAAAGACGACATCATCGAACTCACAGGCACAGTTGAAGAAGTTTTACCTGGTAACATGTTTAGAGTAAAGGCTGATAATCTTGATACAGTTTTGCTCTGCTACATGGGTGGTAAATTGAAGCAACACAAGATTAGAATAATCTTAGGCGATAAGGTAAAGATGGAGGTTAGTCCATATGACCTTACAAAAGGTAGAGTAACTTATAGGTTGTAACATGAACTCAGTAATGGAAACAGTTTGCTCAGTGTGCCATAAAGTACAGGCAGCTAGCAAATATGGATCGAAGTTTCCTCAGGTTCTAAAAACTCTACGCAAAGAATTTAAAATACACGATATAGAATTAAAGATTAGAAGTCGCAAAGATAAGGCTCTCGATTCTGCTGAATTTTATGTTCATGCTTATTACGACTCTTTTGATGACAGTAATCTAGATATACCGATAGAAGTTATTGTCAACAACAACTTTGACAAAGAACAAGTTTGGGATTCAAAACAAGTTGAAGACTTTTTAGTACAAGTCTATGATGCAGTCGTTCACGAGAAAAAACACCAACGTCAGAGTAAAAAAAGAAACTATGAGCAATATTGGGATCATCCCGATGGCGGCTATCACTATCACGAATACTTACAAGATCCAGATGAGCTAGATGCTTACTCATTAAGTATTGCAATCGAACTATGCAGGACATTGGGCAAACACAGAGCGTTAAAGTACATGCCTAAATTTACCAAATTGGCTAAAATGAAGATTGGAGGCCAATATGTTAGTCCAAATTTAAATGCCTATGTTAGCCATTTTGATCAGCCAGTAAGCCCTTTGCTAAGACGTTTAGCCAAAAAAATCTACATACGTTTGAAAAAGATTGACACAGATTACGTTTTCCCGTAAAATAATAACATAATCAATCATTTGAGCGATAATGGAAAAGAATCCTTCATTCCCACTCCAGACGGTACTGGAACTAGCCTGTGCGGCTCAACGCCTTAACAAAGAATACATTAAGGTAACTGAGCCAATCTATTCTGATGACAATAAACTAATGTCCTACAAATGGGATAATAAGATATTGATTTTGACAACATTGGACCCAAATAGGTTCAAACCCTCAGAGGACTCCCTCAAGCCGCCATTGCTTTGTACTAACCGAGATGATGCAGAATTGGCTGACGAGATCAGAAAGTACTATAAACGGTTATTGTTTTCCGCCATACAAGGGGATAACGAATTCCAAACTGAGGTTAACGCACTACTCAGTTCAGAGACAGTTGCAACAAACAAACTTGGATTCATTGCCTGTTTGCCTAGTGTTTATAAAAGAGACTATGGACGACACCAGTTAGAAAAAAAGATTAAAACTGCTGACGTAGGTTGGCTAGGAGAAGTGGGAGATTTGCTTTTAGATAAAGACTGCGAAGTCCTAAAATGCCAACGCTCGAAAAACTTTGATGCTTTTAACATTGATGCTATAATTGATAACAAAATAGTTTCTTGGATGAGCAAATATGAGCTAAAACTAGGGCCTACTGTTGTAGTCAAAGCTAAGGTTAAGGATCAAGGATTTCATTGGTCTCATAAAGAAACTCCTGTAACTAGATTAAATTTTGTGAAAGCCGCACAATGAACGAAGATCAAGAATTTGAAGAGTACGAAGAGTTTGCTAAAAAGATGGAAATTGAATATCCACGTATGTTCAGCGGCCACTATGGCGGCTTTGCTGTAGGCAAGGGATGGTGGCCACTAATTGAAAAACTCTGTGGAACCATTCAACGTCACATTGATTGGGCTAATGATACTCGTAGTGCTTTGCTTATTTCAAACCCCTACGGTCATAAAATTCCAGACGCAGTAGAACAAGTTGTTGTCCAACAGATTAAAGAAAAGTTCGGTACACTTCGTTTTTATTACGAAGGCGGTGACGAATACATCCAAGGTGCAACAACCCTAGCAGAGAACCTAACAGGACACTTATGCGAAGAATGTGGTGGATTTGGTAAAGTTAGGCACGGCGGTTGGGTGCGTGTACTATGCGACCAACATGAAGCAGAGCGTCAAGCTCGTATCGAAGAACAAGCAAAGAAAGATGGATTAGAACTATGACTGACGAAAAAGATAAAGAATTTAAAATTGAGTTTGCACCTGGATGCTTTGATCAATTCGAAGGCTCTCAAGAAGAACTAGATGAAATGGTAGCTGAGATTCAAAAGCTATTTGCATCTAAAACCCGTGAAGAGATTGAAGCAATGAGTAAGCCGTTGAGCGAAGAGGACTTTGCTGAACTTCCTGAAGATATTCAAGTTCAACTAGTTCAAACATTTTCTAACCTAAACACTGATGAGGACTCTGATAATGGCTCTAATAAAAGACTTCATTGAGGCTGTAGACTTCAAAATTACCGGCGGTAGTGAATACACTTGGGACTGTTTTGGCCCCAACGCTCGATATTTAGACTGTGCCGATAACGAAGGTTATAATGGAACTTATAGCATTAATGCCGTTTTTGATAGTGTAACACAAGAGGTATACACTATTGAAGTTTGGGACTATGTTAATGATCGAGAATATCGTTGGATCGATAAAGCATACATTAAAGATCACATGAAAGCATGTGCTAAACACGAAGTAGACCTATACGAGTCTATGGATGGACGCAACTATATCGACTTAGATTTGGCAGAAGACATTTTGGAAAAAGCTAATGCTTTAGTTAACGGTGTCCAATACGATACTCGTGTCAAAGTACCGGTTGACTTTACTGATGAAGAACTGCTAAAATATATGAAAATGGCGCACGAACGTGATATGACCTTTAACCAATTTGTTGAAGAAGCATTGCGTTTTGCAATTGAAGAACATCAAGCTGGGCATTTAACTAAAGAAGATGCTCAGAAATTTATAAGAGAACGAAATGAAAATCACCCTAGCATCTGATCTCCATTTAGAGTTTACAGACTGCTACGACCTTAAGAACGAGAACAACGCCGATGTGTTGATTCTCTCTGGTGATATCATGATTGCCGAGGATCTCTACGACCATCCTGTCGTTCCTAGTATTTACGAGTACGGTTCATTTGCTGAACTGGGTCGTAAGCAAAAGCGTGTACAAACATTCCGTGATTTCCTAAAACGCATGAGCAATACATTTGCTAATGTTATCTATGTTGCTGGCAACCACGAATTCTATCACGGTAAATGGGTCAAGGGTATTGAGTATCTCCGTCAGGAATGTTCTCAGTTGCCTAACGTTCATTTCTTAGAACGTGATTGTGTTAAAATACAAGATGTTACCTTTGTCGGTGGCACCTTGTGGACTAACATGAACAAGGGCGATCCACTGACACTTCATGCCGTTCGCGACATGATGAACGACTTCCGTATCATTCGTAACGACGAAAAAGGTTACACCCAACTCAAGCCGCATGATACTGTTGTTCGTCACAAACAAACACTTGAATATATTCGTAGTGTTGTTGCTGAAAAGCATGACGAAAAGTTTGTTGTTGTAGGACATCACAGTCCAAGTTTCCAAAGCATACACGAATCGTATAAACACGAAACTTTAATGAACGGTGCTTACCACAGCGACTTGAGTGAGTTTATTTTAGATCATCCACAGATTAAACTGTGGACACACGGTCACACCCATCACTGTTTTGATTACACGATAGGTGAAACTCGTGTTGTGTGTAACCCACGTGGCTATGTAAGCGATGGTTATAGTGAAGACACCGGATGGAATCCTAATATTATTTTGGAGGTATAAATGAGTAACGAAAATCTAGTCCCCCCTGTTCAACCCACAGTAGTTGAAATGGTAAAACTAACAGGTGCTAATACAGCCCAATTTATGGAACAAGTTGCAATCCATATCGAAAAACTTGAAGCTGAAGTTGTTCGGCTAACTAATCGTGTTCAAGAACTAGAAGGTCAAAATGGAACAAGTCCTGCAACTGAATGAAAAGGAATTAAGACTTTTCAAAAGGTGGCTTAAAGGTCATTTGGCTTTTGGGCCTGTTAAGGTAACTTTTGTAAAGAAGGACGGTACTGAGAGAGTGATGGAGTGTACTACTGCTCCATCGCTTGTACCTCAAGAACCTGTTGTTGAAGACATCTCTCCTAAAAGAGAAAAGAAAATCAACGAAGATGTTTGTCCAGTTTACGACATTGAATCGCAAGGGTGGCGTAGTTTCCGTTGGGATAGTATTAAACAAGTAAGATTGGAAATAAAATGAAAATTGGACTTAGTTACAGTCGATGCGTTCGCGACATCGTTGAGGGCAAAGTGGACATTAAAGACATCCTAGTTATTGTTGCTCGTACAGACTTTGACCCAAATAATGATGAACAATGGCAGGGTATTTGGCAGGGGTATGGTGGCGGCAGTAATGGCGACCGTATGCGCGGCATCTTTAGTGCTGGCAATCCAGAATGGTTTGAGTACGGTGACGAGGACGAAGAAAAGTTTCGAAATGTAAGTCGTGAGCTTTGGAATCAAGGCAAGTTCCATCAGCCACGCCAGTTTGGTGCTTATCCAAAACGATTGCCCTATATTTGGTTAGATACTATACTACCTAGTGAAGAGCTAGATAAAGCACCAGGTGTTAAGGCCGCTTGGGAAAAGTTCCAAATGCTTGCAGGCCTTAGCAGTGTTCAACTCGATGATCATCATATTGCGTGAAATATCTTTTAATTTTAGCAGTAGCAGTTTTAGTAGGGTGTAGCGATGCTAGACCTGCTAATCCTATGCTAACCTATGAGCAATTAAAATCTTTTCAAGTAGACTGCGAAAAGAAAGAAGAACAGCTCAAACAATTAAACTATATTAAAGCAAGAAAAAACTTTCCAGAAAACCCAGAAGACATTACAGACGAAATGGACAGGGCCTACAATAGTAGGCTCAAAGCAACCATTTGGTGGTATACCTACAGGTGCGAACAATGAAAAAATTAATAGCCATTTTATTGTTCGCATCATCAGCTGTTTGGGCCGACGAATGCCGTGTTACTAGTGCAACTGCCCAAATTGGTAGCGAGCTCAAAACCGAAACTATTACTGTTTGCAAAGAAGGTGAAATGATTTCCCAACGAATTAAAGTTGGTGATACTGTTTTGGAAACAGAAGTTGGGCAAAGTAATGTTAGAGTTGGCTACTTTAAGTACCGAAATAGTACTTGTAAACTGTTCACAGAGCGTCTAACTGAAAAGGGCAAGCTCAGAGTTAATCACGGAGTCATTTGCCAAATTGATAATAGTCCAACAAATTGGCTAGTAGTAGATAAATGGTAAGATTGGTTCTTGACATTTGACTAAGGTCACTGTATAATTAGGCTATGTTCAACACACACTGAGGCACACACAATGACAAAATGGATTGTAATCCTTGCTATTGTTATTTTGGCACCTACATTTGTTATTAATGTCATGTCTAACGGTGTTAACTTCGTTAGCACACAGGGCAAGGCATTAGTAGGCGAAATGGCAAAAGAGGCTACTAAAACTGTTCAAGAGGCATCAAAATGAAAACACTTGCAAAAATTGTTTTAATCTGTATGACTTTGAATTTTGCCGCTTGCTCAACTGTTGCAGGCGTTGGCAAAGACATTCAAGATACTGCTAATTGGACTAAAGATAAAATGGGAGGCAAATAATGCGTAAATTTCTAATGCTTGTCCCGCTGGTAGCTATGTTAGCCGCTTGTGGAACCACTGATCCTTATGCCAAACGTGCAGAACAAGAACGTGAGCGTCAAGAACGATATGTAGAACGTTCTATTGACAAGGCACCTAAGTGGATGTTCGAGCTTCCTAAGAGCACTAGTGCAGTATACTCAAACGGTACTAATACCAGTGCAAGTTGGGAAATGGCTTTACACAAGGCTAAAGCAGATGCATACGGTAAAATCTGTATGACTGCTGGCGGCACTACTAGCCAACAGACTAAGATCTATCGTGCAGATCAAGGTAAGTCTAGTTCTGAAGTAAGCGAAATGGTAATTCGTGCATCTTGTAAAGAAGTTGATATTACAGGTGTAGAAGTTGCTGAGAAAAAGATCATGCAAGAAGGTTCTCAGTACCGTGCGTATGTTCTAATCGCTCTGCCTACAGGCGATGCTAATGTACTAAAACGTGCTAAGGATCAGCAACGTGTCAATGAGCTAGCCGCTCAACGTGCTCCTGAAGCATTTAAAGAACTGGATAAACAATGATTCGTCTTTGGATAACCTTTATTGTTTTTGCTTTCCTTATCCACTTTTCAATCGTCTCCTGGCGAGCGTTGAGTGGAAAGGAAAAATGGTCGTTGACAAAGTCCATCGGCTATAGTATAATTGTTTCACTGTTAGCAGTAGCTGTGATGACTACGATAGTAATCGTTTTTTAAGGAGTTTTATGATTAACGATTTTTGGCTTCGCCCCTTGTACTTCGTACTTGGATTTGTTGTTTGTTTTTTTCTAATGGTTAAAGGATTTATCTAAAATGAAACGTTTTATTACTCTTGGTATTTTGGCCGGTGCTGTATTGATGACTGGTTGTACCCGTATCGAAACAGGTGAGGTTGGCTTGCGTGTCGGCTTTGACAAGCAGGTTAAAAATGAGGAACTGCTACCAGGATCATTCAATCAGGTTATCATCGGCGATGTGCTTACATTTCCGGTTAAGGATGTTAACGTCAAACTTGACGACATGACTCCTATTGCCAAAGACAATAGCACTATGAAAGACTTTGACGCTATTGTTATCTATAACTTGAACCAAAGTCAAGTTGCCGAGTTGTACAATTCAAAGTCTAAGGCGTTCCATATTAGACATGACGGCGACACTTACTTGATGTTTAACTACATTTACAATGCCGCTCGTAATGCTATCTACAAAGAAGCTCGTAAGTACGAAGCATTGGATATGGCAGATAATCGTCAAGCTATGGAGCAGGCGATTCGTGAGCAGATCCAAAAAACGTTGGTAGACGAAAAGTTAGACGGTAGCATTAGTATCGGCCAAGTGTTGATCCGTAACGTTGTTCCAGCAGATTCTGTCGTTGAAAGTGCTAACGCTCTTGTTCGTGCTAAGAACGAATTCAAGCAAAAGGAAGTTGAAGTGAAGACTGCTGAAGCAGAAGCTCGTCGTATGCAAGCGTTGGCTAATCAAGGTGCTCAAAGTATTGCCTATATGCAGGCTCGAGCACAAGCAGACATTGCTGAAGGTATCAAGAATGGTAAAGTCAATACTGTTGTTGTGCCCTACGACTTCAAAGGTCAAGTAGTGATTAAGTAAAATGTGGAAACGGATACTGTTTCAACGTAGTGGCGGACATTACCTCTTTTGGCTGTCCGCCATTTATCTTGTTGTAGGCTTTACTAACATTGCTTACAAGTTTACTGAATCTGAATACATTCAAATAGTTTGGATTCTTTGTTTAATTATTCCGCTTGTTGTTAAACCTGTAGCACGATGGCTCAACATGCGAACACTATGGGAGTAAGTGATGAGTTTTTTAAGTTTTTTAGGATTTGGCAAAATGGTTAAAGACGGCGCAGATGTTTTAAAGTTCCCAGAAGTAAAGGCAGTTCCAAAAATGCCAGAGGTAAAACCTCCAGAAAAACCTGCAACTGTTTTTTATAGACTTGGTATGACTGATAATAATCGTGTTAGTTTATCAATGGGGGTCAGTGAAATCCTTATGACCAAAGAAGGTGTTGAAAACTTAATAGCCCAACTGGCTAGTTTTAGAGATACCCTTGCGGCAGAAGTTGATAATACAACGGATGATGACCCAAATGGCGGCGAACCTATTCCAGTGCCTGAAGAACAACAAAAGGTAGCGTAATGAGCGGAAAAGGTTTTATAGCACAGCAACCCGACGAAGTTTGCGAAATGTGCGGAAAAGTGGACGAGTGTCGTCCTTACGGTCCTAACGATGAAAACATCTGTTTTAACTGCGCCATGACTAAAGTAGGCGAAGAAACAGTTAAAAAGAAAATGGCCGCTTATATCTTTGGAGAAACAGATGCCAACCCAACGTGAGCTAGAAGAAATGGAACATGACTATTTAGAAATGGATCGTGACAAGGTTCGAGCTATTTGCCATGAGATTATGAAGGACGAACTTTTTGAAGGTATGGTAGCTAAAGAAGAGTTGCGTTTACTCAAAGAAGGTCATACAATGTTAATTCCGCACGATGTAGAACATGCTCGTGCTATGTTTAAGATGGCTTGTTTTTACCTAAGCCAGTATGACAAAGATTTTAAATTGGAAATGAAATGATTAAAGAATTTATTAACATCGTTGAATCTATGGAAGGCATTACTGATAAATGGTTTGATGGTGGATTCGTAACTTACAAACATTCTACTCCGATACATTATAAAACTGCCAGCACATCTGGTACAGTTGATACCTTAGAAGGACCAGTTGACTATCAGGCTGGACATAAAATTATCACAGGACCTAAGGGCGAGAAGTACCCGGTTAGTCCAGAAAAGTTTTCAGAATACTATGACGACAACGGCGATGGAACAGCTACGCCCAAGAAAATTTTTAAAGTTGCCAAACTTGCTGATCACAACGGTGTTGTTAAAGCAAGCTGGGGAGATTTGAATTATAAAGCAGGCGAAGACTATATTGTGCGTCACGGTAGCAATGACTACGGGGTCGTAAAAAAAGATATCTTTGCTCAAACATACCACCTACCGAAAAATAAAGGATAAAAAATGCCACATCTAGTACCTACAGTTATTGAAACAGAAGCACGTGGTGAACGTGCTTATGACATTTACAGTCGTCTGCTCAAGGACCGTATTGTAATGTTAGATACAGAAGTAGACCAACATTCTGCTAGTTTGCTTGTAGCACAACTGCTATTCTTGGAAAGTCAAGGAAACGAAGATATTAACTTCTTTATCAATAGCCCCGGTGGAAGTGTTACTGCTGGTCTTGCTATTTACGATACCATGCAGTTTATTAGGCCAGATGTTGCAACTTATGTTGTTGGACAGGCTGCAAGTATGGGGTCTTTCCTTGCTCAAGCTGGCGCACCCGGAAAGCGGTTTGTTCTACCCGAAAGTCGGACAATGATTCATCGTGTAAGTTCAGGTACTCCGGGCACACGAGGAAGTGTGCATGTTCAGGAACTTGAGTTTGAAGACGCTAAACGCACCTTTGAAGAAAGTCAAAGATTGAATAAACGACTAACTGAGCTGTATGTTAAGCACAATACTGCCGGCAAGACATTCAACGAAATGTTTGAAACTATGAAGTTTGATACGTTTTTAAGTGCTCAGGCGGCTGTAGAATATGGACTAGCTGATAAAGTTATCGAAAAGCGTCCGTAATTAGAAATTAGCTATATCCAGTATACGTTGCAATTCTAGGGATTCTTTTATCCCTAGTTCATAAAGTGCGTATATAATTGGTAGCCATAGCACACTATAAATACAACTGTGTAGGAGTGTGCCATGGCCCGTCAGGCTTTTAACTGGTCTTTGCTAGATCGTGAAATGCTGTACTCAATGCTATATAGTCTTAAATCAGAGATTGTAGACAGACGATTACCTATTGGCGAAATTACTAGTCTAATTTCTCAGCACATTAAAGCACATATTCCAGTTAAAGTTCGTAGTAGTAGATTTAACCCTGTTAAAAAAGGCGAACTTTGGGTAGGCGGCGCATACTATAGTGACTTAGATAAAAAGGGCAGAAAGCGTTTTATTGAAATTGAACTGGCATATTCCCCTAAGTTTGCTACCATGCGTATGAGCAACTATCGTTGGGAACGTGTTTGCCAACTATTTGCTGACACAGTACTACACGAAATTATACATACTCGACAATATCGTGCTAGAAACTTTAAAGCCATACCTGGCTACCAAAGCACAGCCTATTATGCAAGAACTCGCAAAGAACAAGAGTATTACGGCGACAGAGATGAGATGGGTGCCCACTCATTTAATCTAGCACAGGATATGATTGATAAATTTGGCTGGGATACTAGAGCAATTAAGGCATACTTAGATTCAAAAGTTCCAAAACGTGTTCGCCCAAATGGTTGGGGCCGTTTTATGAAAGCATTTGAGTACGATCACAACCATCCAAAAGTTCGCCAAATGAAGCGTAAGATAATGAATCAATTAGAATATGCGTATGAAGGCAAACCATTTAAGACAACAAACTACTTGACATACTGATAATTAGACTGTATAATACTTACACTAAGTTAATTATTGGAGTCTAAATTGAGCGATCCTTGCTACGCCGTCATTTCCACTCTGGAAGATCACCCTAGTCGTTTAAACAAAGAAGCTATTATTCTTGCTCAAGCTGAAGCAGGTAATAAAGAATTCTTTGAAGGCACTAGGCTCGCTCTCGACTCAATGATTACTTTTGGACTTAAACAAATACCGGAGAAAACAGATGAAGATGGCCCTGGGCTGGATTGGGATAGTTTTACTCTCGCTATTACTGGCTTTGTTACTCGCAATGTCACCGGTAATACAGCGAGGGATATGATTCAAGCGATGATGAAATCGGCCACTAAGAAACAGTGGAATGGTTGGTATCGTCGCATCCTTATTAAAGATTTGCGCTGTGGTGTCAGCGACAAAACAATTAACAAAGTTGTAGAAAAGAAATGGCCTGATTATGCAGTACCTGTCTTTAGTTGTCAGCTTGCTCACGATAGTGCTAATCATGAGGCAAAGGTCACTGGCAAAAAATATATTGAAGTCAAACTCGATGGCGTTCGCGTTATTACTATTGTTCGCGCAGATGGCCGCGTTGACCAGTTTAGTCGTAATGGTAAAGAGCTGGTAAACTTTCCACACATTAAAGAACAAATCAGTGCTGTAATTAAAAAACACGGAACTACTAAGAACATAGACTTTGTCCTCGACGGTGAAGTTATGTCTAGTAGTTTCCAAGACTTAATGAAACAGGTACATCGTAAAGATAATGTACAGGCAAATGATGCTGTACTTCATTTGTTTGACTTCTTGCCACTAGCAGACTTTGAAAAAGGTCATTGGAACAAAGGTCAGGAAGAGCGTAGTGCCATGTTGTATTATTGGCACAAAACTTACAAAGAAGAAATGCCCAACGTAGCAGTTGTCGGGCATGAGCTTGTTGACTTGGAAACTAAAGAAGGCAAGAAACGTTTCAAAGAAATTAATCAGAAAGCCATTGACGGCGGATACGAAGGCATTATGATTAAGGATCCCAATGCACCTTACGAGTGTAAACGTACCGCAAGTTGGCTTAAACTCAAGCCATTCATTGAAGTGTCTCTAAATGTTGTTGCTGTCGAGGAGGGCACTGGCAGGAACATTGGTAAACTAGGTGCCTTAGTCTGTGAAGGTGAAGATGATAATAAATCAATTCGAGTCAACTGCGGTTCTGGGTTTAGTGATTCCGACCGTGATACTTTTTGGAATGATCGTGAGACCCTTATTGGCCAAGTTGTGGAAGTCCGTGCGGACGCTATTACACAAAACCAGGATGGAAGTTACTCTTTACGCTTTCCGCGCTTCTTACATTTTAGAGGGTTTGACAATGGCGAGAAAATTTGATATCCGTCGCTCAATGCACAAGGACATGTTATACGGTTCTTTGCTAGAGCTTAGTCAAAACGCTCGTGTTTGGCACGAAAGTTCAGTAAGTCCTGAATACAGTCACTTGACAGAAGATGGCAAGGCTGCTATCATACATGTTGTTGAGGAAATGTTTCGCGGATTGCAAACTATCCATAAACAAGAAATCAAAGAAGAAGCAAAACGACAAACAATGGAAGCACTTAAATAATGACAAACCCATTTCGTGATCAAGAAAAATTTATGCGGGCCTGTGATCAGACCGTAGACGAACATAACGAAGCACAATACAAATTGTACCTCGACCTTATGGAAGAGGAATGGAAAGAACTCCAAGTAGCACTGGATAAAGGTGATCGTGTAGAACAACTGGATGCACTACTTGACTTTATCGTTGTTACCACAGGTGCTATTCATTCAGCAGGATTCGATGGCGAAGGCGGCTGGAAAGAAGTTATGAAGACAAACTTTGCCAAGGTTGATTCAGAGACTGGCAAAGTTCGTAAGCGTGAGGACGGTAAGGTTCTCAAACCCGTGGGGTGGACTCCCCCTGACCTAAAACCATTTGTTAGTAAGGAGAACAAATAATGTTTGGACATAGTTATACTGAAGGCGGAATTATTAACTACCGCACCGCTGGCGAAGTAAATCAAGCAATGGGCCGTGTCTACGGATATATGGGTCTTGCTACCTTAGTCAGTATGTTTGTTAGTGGATTTATAGGAACTAATCCGGAACTTGTAAAATTCTTTTTTACAGGTATTATGCATTGGGTTGTAATCTTTGCACCGTTACTAGCGGTGTTTGGTGTTACTGTTGCCCTTAATGCGAACCCGCCAAAGGAAATTGCCCTGCTATTACTTGCAGGTTTTGCGGCTATCATGGGCCTGAGCTTTGCTGTAATCTTTGCTGTCTATACTCTACATAGTATTGTCACAGCCTTTATGGGCGCGGCCGTACTGTTTTGCACTATGGGCTTCTACGGATACTTCACTAAGAAGAGTCTTGATAGCCTAGGAAAGTTTATGTTTGTTGGCTTGATTGCTATTGTCATTGCTAGTATTATCAATATCTTTATTGGTAGCACAGTCATGCAAATGGTGATTTCAGCACTTGCTATTGTAATCTTTATGGGCTTAACTGCGTATGATACACAGCAAATTCGTGAGATAGTTAGTACAGATTCGAGCCCTGCTGTTGAAGTGACTGGCGCCTTGACCCTGTACCTAGACTTTATCAACATTTTCCTAAGTCTGCTTCAGTTGTTTGGAGACAAGAAGGACTGATGTATAGAGTTTATTATTACATTTACAACAGCGTACATTCAAAAGATTTTCCTAGCCTAGAAGATGCATTTAATTTCTGGGCTAGGTTGCCCTTTGAAACATTTAGAGAGTTAATTAGATTATGAGAAATAATTATTGGACTTGTTCAAAATTCGCTGATTGGGTACGTGGTACTACAAAACTTAAGATGGGTACCTCAGAGCAGTGGCACGAATGGGAATCTCGAGCAAAGAAAGATTATCCATTGCGCTGGTGGTTAGCCGAAGAAGGCCTCGACTATCTACAAAAATTTATCATGTGGCCTTTGGATAAACTATATGCTGTCAAATATTATATCAACAACAGATTTATTAGTCGCACTCATAGCCTTACCGCTCATCCCCGGGATATTAAACCTGGCCAGTGGCAAGACGTGGGGAACCGCTTTTTGCCTTGCTTATTCAACGAGCTTGTTGATTTTGTTGAAGTGGAGTTAGCATGGTGGCACCTTGCTTGGGCAGACGCTGATGAAAAAAAGAAGTATAACGCACCGTGGTCTACAGGTTGGTTCCGTTGGAGAACATGGCGTTGCCCACAGGCTGGTCTCGACAATCTCGAATGGCAACGTAATCTACGTTGGAAAGAAGACGAGTGCGTTGAAGGTAGCCCTAATGTGGGAAAACTTACTCCGCAAGCAGAAAAGGCGCAAGAAATCTTAGACTTGTACAAGTGGTGGACTGAAACATATCGCAACCGTCCCGATCCACACGATGCTAGCGGATGGAGTGCTTACTGCGATGCTCTTAGAAATGAGAATGGTGATCGTTGGATTGGAATCGATCCAAAAGATCCTAAACTTAAAAAGCAAGGTGACAAAGCTCACAAACTACTTCAAAAGATTGAAGCGGCCTATGAAAAAGAAGACGAAGAAATGATGATTCGTCTTATTAAAGTTCGTCATGGACTATGGACATAAGTTGGAGATTTGTTCGATCCAAAGGAAGGCGCACGTGGATTGCTGAGGTATGGAGTGATGATTCGGATCTTGCTCCTCCTCATATTGGGTTCAACGAACCTTACCCAGAAGAAGTTTATTCAGAAATTAATCAATGGTGCTTGGAAACATTTGGGTACCATGCCCGTACTGCCTATAACATTTTTGAATTTAAGAAAAAGTCAAACTTAGACTGGTTCATACTGCGCTGGCAATAATTACAATAATAGAGGATATTATGAGCGCAGAAATTGATCGCATTAAAAAAGTAATCAAAATTACTAACGAAATTAGTCCAACATTCTGTTTGGCTAAATGGCACCATACTAGCATATACCTACATACTGGCCAAACACACAGTTGCTATCATCCAAGACCGCACGAAATTCCCTTAGAAGAAATTAAGTTTAATCCGGCGGCCTTACATAATACTCCTGAAAAGAAAAAAGAACGTGCCTTAATGCTTGTTGGTGAGAAGCCAAAAGGCTGTCAGTACTGTTGGAACGTAGAAGGACTTAGTGATACGCACATTAGCGACAGGCACGATCGAAATGCTAACATTTATAAACCAGAACGTTTAGAAGAAATCAAAAATAGTCCTTGGGACTTTAACATCAATCCAGAATACATAGAACTGGCATTTAGTAACGAGTGCAATTTTAAGTGTGGTTATTGCCATCCTATGAGCTCAAGCAGTTTCCAAAGCGAAATTAAAAAGCACGGTCCGTACAATACTGTTAAAAATCATACATTGAATATTGAGTGGTTCAATCCTTATCAAGAAGATGAAAATCCCTACATTGATGCATGGTGGAGATGGTGGCCAGAAGTTAGTAAAACTTTAAACATTTTACGCATTACAGGTGGCGAACCCTTAATGCATAAGAGTACTTGGCGGTTGTTTGATAACTTGCGTCAGGAACCTCGTCCTTATTTAGAACTTAACCTAAACAGTAATTTAGGAACCACAACAAGACATGTAGAAAAACTTGTTGAAAATGTAAACGACTTAGTTAGCAATAATAAAGTTAGAACATTTAAACTATTTTCAAGTATGGATACTTGGAATAAACGTGCAGAATACTTGCGTACAGGATTAGACGTAGATTTGTGGGAAAAGAATTTAGATGTATATCTAACAGGAACTAAACTTCCAATTAGCATCATGTGTACATTTAATATTTTAAGTGTTACATCATTTATAGACTTCCTTGAAAAAGTTTTAGAATGGCGTAGGAAATATCAACCGTTACTAAACCCCGATGGTTACGGTAGACGTATTAGATTTGATACTCCTTATCTAAAAGAACCTCTACAGTACGACATGTTAATTTTACCAAAGGAAGAATTTTTACCTTACTTTGATAAAATTTTAAAATTTATTAATGACAATAGAGACGAAACTGATCCTACAAAATTTACCGATATGGAGTATGAAAAGTTTCGTAGGGTTCGTGATTACTTTGCTACAGCAAGTTACGATGAAGCAAGAGTCAAAGAAGGTCGTAAAGATTTTTATAACTGGTTTACGGAATATGATCGTAGGCGCGGCGTGAATTTCTTAGAAACATTTCCTGAAATGGCAAATTTCTGGGAACTATGTAAATCACAAGGTGCGCCTAATGAATGAATTAAGTGATATCTTTTCAACTAATATATTCGAAAGCTGTGAAGATTTTAAACTAGGCCAGCCATTACCAATGGCTGTTATCGATGATTTCCTTCCTGTAACCGTTGCATTAAATCTGTATAAGGAAAGCAATAGCATACCTGACTCGTATTGGACTAAATTTACACGCAACGGCAGTCATATGAAAGAGTGTAAAAATCTTTCAGTCGCTCCTAATGCGTTCAACCTAGTAGCATACTTACATAGTTCATACGCTCTTAGACATTTAGAAAAGATAACAGGCATAGAAAAGTTAATCCCAGACCCACATTTAGTAGGTGCAGGTTATAGCAAAAGCAGTAACGGTGACACACTAAAGATCCACAACGATTTTAACTGGAATGAAGAACTACAGTTACACCGTGCATTATCTTTAATCATTTATATCTCTCCAGAGTGGAAAACAGAATGGGGTGGTGCTCTTGATTTTTATGATAACAAACGAGAACAAGTGATACGATCTGTTGACTGCATTTTTAATCGTTGTCTCATTTGGCAGTACAACAAATACGGGTTTCATGGCTATGAAAAACCAATAGCATGTCCTGAAGATCAATACAGGGCAACATTTAGATTATTTTACTATACTAGTAATTCTACTCATAACCCCGAGGATCCACCGCATAGGAGTCAATATTGGTTTGATCCTACTACAGGTAGTCCATACGATATACGAGAACAAAAATGATTTATGTAAGTACAGAAGCAGACCATCCGTTCTTTGTAGAATTTAAAAATATAAAGGATGCTAAACTAGAACCAGAATCAGTTTACTGGCACGATCAACATGATCATCATATGAGGAATGTGTCGTTTGAAGACTTTTTAGACGAAATACATTGGGATCATATACGCAGAGATCCTACTGCCAAAATTTTATTGCATTATAGTGATGAGTATTTTAATATATTTGATTTAGAAATATATGTAAACACTATAAAGAAAAAACAAATTAATCCAGCACAAGTCTTTTTTATTGTAATCGATGAAACATGGAAGACTTGGGTTATTGATGAGTTTAGAAAGAGAGGAGTAGTTGGTATAAATGTTACTGATTATAACTTGCTTTTAAAAAAATCTGTTAGCGTAAAAAAATTAGATCTCATTGATGTAGTTGCCAACGGAGATAGTATTAAGGGTTATTTTAAAAATCTATTATCAATTCCATTTATTCCAAAACCTGCGCCTGCAATAGAAAAAAAGTTTAGCGCATTTAGTAGAAGGTTTGACGAGTGGCGCCTGCAGTTGTTCACTGAACTTTACCTCAAGGGTTTATTAGATCAATTTAAGTATACATTCAATAATATTGATCCGTATGCTGGAGGTGTTGGATATAATAAAATAAGAACATACGAACACGATGAAATTTTTAAACTACTGGCAAGCAAAAACTATAATATAGGTAAATTAAAAAATTGGGTAGATAATATGCCCTATACTTTTCCAAAGATTGATGTAACACACAAGTGGAATTTAAGATCTAACGAGTGGATCGAAAACACTGCCTTTCATTTGTTAGTAGAATCACATTTCAATCCGTTTAATCATTTTGAAGAATACAAAGACAAGTATGGTCCAAGAGAATTTGCACCATCTCTTATAACAGAAAAAACATGGAAAGTTATTACATCAGCTAGACCGTTCATTGTTTTTTCAACACCATATTTTTTAGACGACATGAGAGCATTGGGTTATAAAACGTTCCATCCTTTTATTGATGAATCGTACGATAAAATTGAAGACCAGTACGAACGACTACACGCAATAGTAAACGAAATTGAAAGATTGAACAACCTACCAAAAGATGAGTTTGACTATTCATTTAAAGAATGTTATAATATAGCGTTACATAATCAGAAAGTATGTGAAAAGTTAACCAAAAGGTTAGTGTATAAAGATGAATTTGCCTGGGTTAACCAGTATTTGCAAAAAGGAAAATAAATGTCTAAAACAATTTTAGTAACGGGTGGAGCAGGATTTATTGCACATCACCTTATCGATAAACTACTAGCAGAAACTGACTATCGTATTGTTACCCTAGATCGATTAGACTACAGCGGTAATCTTAATCGCCTTAATGAAGTAGTAATGGCACATCCTGTACAAGAAAGAAAACGTGTTCGTGTTATTCATCACGATCTTAAAGCAGAGTTAAACTCGCAGATTCGTAGTCACATTGGTAAGGTAGATATGATTGCTCACCTAGCCGCTGGTAGTCATGTCGATCGTAGTATCAAGTATCCTATGGAATTCGTACAAGACAATGTTGTCGGAACTGTAAACTTAATGGACTATGCTCGCAACCTAGACAATTTAGAATTGTTTGCTTACTTTAGTACAGACGAAGTGTTTGGTCCGGCACCGGATGGCATTAGTTACAAAGAAAACGATCGATACAATTCAACTAATCCTTATAGTGCTAGTAAGGCGGCCGCAGAGGAAATGGTTGTAGCATACGAAAACACTTACGGGTTGCCTGCAATCATTACACATACTATGAACGTGTTTGGTGAGAGACAGCACCCCGAAAAGTATATCCCAATGTGTATTAAACGTGTGCGTGACAATCAAAAAATTACAGTACACAGTAATCCAGAAAAGACCAAAGCGGGATCTCGCCATTACATTCATGCTCGAGATGTTGCTGATGCTCTCATGTTCTTATACAATTACGATCTAAGTAAACTGCCCACAACATATGGCGGTGCTAAATGTCAAAAGTTTAATATTGTCGGTGCTGAAGAATTTGATAACTTAGAGTTGGCACAGTTTATTGCGGACACACAAGGAAGACCACTTAACTATGAAATGGTTGATTTCCACAGTTCAAGACCAGGCCACGACTTGCGTTATGCGTTAGATGGTAGTAAAATGAAAGACATGGGGTGGACCCCGCAGCCGGTAAAGAAAAGACTTGCAGAAGTTATTAACTGGACTTTGGCTAACGATCGTTGGTTGGGAATTGAATGAAACACGTAAGATTTGAAAACACAGGACGCCGAGGTTGGTTTGTTGGCGGTTTTCCCGAAGCCGCATTTCAAACTGACCTTGCGGAAGTATGTTATTGTACTGAGCCAGCTGGCACTGGTATTAGTCATTACCATACTGTTTGCACTGAAACTGTTTTTATAGTTTCTGGAAGAGTAACATGTCAAGGTAAAGAATATACTAGCGGAGACATCCTTGTATTTGAACCCGGAGACATTAATGATTGTGTCTACGAAGAAGAAACTGTTATGATCGGAGTCAAAACTCCAGCAGGTAAGGATGATAAGGTATTGGTATAAATGATTGTTAACTTAGACAAGATCAAGGATGCGTTTAGCACATTTCATAGTGCTGAACCTTTCCCCTATTGTGTAATTGATAATTTCTTTACAGACGAAATTGCAGAACAATTAGCGTTAGAATTCCCTAACTCTGATTCAGATGTTTTTAATGGAAACTATTTTAATCAGATTGAAATTAAAAAGACATGCAATATCTGGGACCGATTCCCTGCTACTACATACAATGTCCTAACATATTTAAATAGTACAGAGTTTTTAGACATATTAAAACCATTAGTTAAACAAGATATCTTGTATGCAGACCACGGACTTCACGGTGGTGGGTGGCATATACATCCACCTGGCGGCAAGCTAAATGTACATTTAGATTATAGCATTCATCCTAAGATGAAAAAGCAAAGAAACTATAACTTACTAGTTTATCTAAATCCTAACTGGCAAGAAGGATGGGGCGGAGAACTAGGACTATGGTCAGATAAAAATAACAAGCCCAGTGAGTTAGTTAAGGTCCTTGAACCTAAGTTCAATAGAGGAGTTATCTTTGACACAACCGCTAATAGTTGGCATGGTCTCGAAGTGCCTAATAGTTTTCCAGAAGGACAAGACCGTAAAAGTATTGCACTATACTATCTTACAGAACCCCCAACGAATGTTAATACTAGAGGTAGAGCCCTTTTCTCCCCAAGTAAAGAACAAGAAAACGACCCTGAAGTACTAGAATTGATCAAAAGAAGATCTCAAGTATCCGCAGGAGATGTATCAACATGGAGTCGTTCATGAACTTTGTATTTGAAAATTTAGAAACACTTGAAAATTTTGTAGAATGCCCTGATAAAAATCCATCAGGTGTGAGAAGATTTACACCTAGTCCGTTAGTTATTACCATGGTAAGGTATCACCAGACTAACGAAAAATTTAAAAATATGGATTTTAAAAACATAGCTATCAGCAATGATCCTAGAAAATTTGAAAGATATGGAATAGCATCCGGAGTAACACATGCACCTCACGATTGGTGCGGACCCGATACACAAGGAAATGGATTTGATAAGAATTTTGCAGATCGAAAATCTTTATTTGAATTTCTCAGTCCTGTTTATCTAACAGACCTTAGAACAGGTAAAGCAACTTTACTATTAGATCAGAGTCACGAAGGCTATCACGCTGATTGGTTATTTGATTGGTTTCATAATAGCTGTGAATTTTACAAAATTAATCCTACACAAATTATTTACATAACAGGCGATATGGATGTGTATAGAAAATATTCGCTGTGGTGTGACGAAAAGAATTTAACAGATAGAATGTGTGTTGTACCATATGCACACTTTGAAAATGCTGTTTTTACAAATGATAACAATAGGACGACAATCTTTAACCTAGGCCGTAATCCAAACTTCAACGACCAGTACAAGTATAAAAAGAAAAACTTGAACAAAATTAAAACATTTAATGCTTTACAGAAACGCCCTAGAGCACATAGAATGTGGCTGTTTAAAGAACTGTGCCTAAATAATCTTTTAGAAAATAGTATTAGTAGTATGAATTGGTTTAAGTGGAGCCATACATTCTACATGAATAAAACTATGAACATAGAGGACTACGAAAATATTATAGGGTTAACTCCAATGCTTCCACCTAATGCTACAGGAAAATACAAAGAAGAGTTAGATGTGTTTGCGAGCGGTGACAGTGGAAAGTATCAAATGGAATTTAATTCACAAATAACATTAGATACATGGTTTAGTGTAATCAGCGAAGCGTCGTTTGGTGAAGACACTTGCTTCATTAGTGAAAAAACTTTTAAACTAATCTGTGTTCATCATCCATTTATTATTTTTGGAAATAAGAATTCGTTACACTATTTGCGAGAACTAGGATACAAAACATTCCACCCATATATCGACGAATCATATGATACATTAGAGTGTTGGGAAAGATTAGATGCAATTATCAATAGCATTAAAAAAATAAATGCTATACCACAAGAAGAAAAGCTAGACTGGTTTTTAGGCATGAAGGACATTTTAGAGCATAACTATAAAGTTATGAAGCGCAACTCTTTAGACAATGCTCCGCAATCTATGATAACAATTAAAGAATATTTTCAGGAAAAATAAATGTATAGAAAACAAATAGCTGAAATTAACGAAAGCATCAAGACAACTAAGAAGGCTATTATATCCCTTGGCTGTTCTTTTGTTCAAGGACAAGGGGCAGTTAATCCAGAATTATACGAAGAATACAAATGGAACTATGACGGACTTGGTGTTCCTCTTTATCTCAAACTTCCCGAAAAAGAAGAAAAAGAATTACTAAAGAAGTATCCATTAGTTACTAAACAAGGCGACGAGCTGTTTTTTAGATTCATGGAATACGAAAATGCTTTTGTCAATGTATTGTGTAAAAAATACTTCAATGGAGAATATACTCCTATTAACTTAGGTCTAGCAGGATGCGGAAACAGAGGAACAATTAAAGAACTGTATTTCTATCCAGAGGTTAACTGGAACCAGCTTGAAGAAATTATAGTTATTTACTGCCCAAGTGGTCCGGAACGATTTGACTTTATCAACGACCAGTGGATAGATCACGGTCATTGGTTATGCATGTGGCCGCATTATAAAGATAAAGAAGACGGCCCTCGCAAGAATTTATGGAAGGGATACAGCGATTGCGTCTACTCTGAAAAGTTTGAGGTGCTAGAACAAATTGCACATATACAAGAATTGATGTTATGGTGCAAGTATCATAATGCAAAACTAATAATCACTCCGGGCTTTGATAGAAGATACGAAAAAGACTACTTTAAAGCTTCTCTTAAAAAAGTTATAAATCGTTCTTCAGAAGGAACTGTATTAAAGCATGGAACTATTTTTCCATTAGACTTTGGACAGAAAGAAAATATTAATAAAATAATGGAATTGTGGCCCTGGGATAGTATGTTTAAACCAGATGGCTACGAAACGTTTGCTGATTTATGTGTAGCACAAGAAAAGGTTAAAGACGATCATTTCTTTAACTACTTAGGAGCAGGGTCTCCTAATGGATGGATAACCGCATGTGCTCATCCTACTGCAAAAGGCCATGACTTATTTGCTAAAATATTACATAACCATATTACTAAAAACAAAAAATGAGAATCACACGAGTAAAAGAAACTGTAGGAACAATCACAGCAGACGATCCTGAAATGATCGAATCGTTTCGATTACGCAGTCCTGTTGTTGCAAAAAATCCAATCGACTTAAAGTATTATTCTAATTATTACAACGGTAATACTGATCAAGGATCAATGCCGAGTCCAGGAGTTCATAAATTTCTAAACGGTAACGAGCGGGCACAGGCTAACCCAGACTATAAAGATTTTAGTTATTTCATAAACGATATAGGTTTTAGAGACCAATATCCTCCAAAAGAAACACAAGGGATATTTGGTTTCTTTGGATGCAGTATGACATTAGGCGAGGGTTTAGATACGGTTGATAATTTTCCGCATCGCGTATCTAAGCATTTTAACAAACAACATTTAAATCTTGGTTTGCCTGGTATCGGTGCATACAGGATTGCATTAATTTTTGCGGCGGCGGCAAATGTTTGGAATATAGAAACCGCGGTAGTTACCTTTCCTAACTGGGCAAGATTCCACTATGTTGACACTAAAAACAACATGAAACTGATTCATTTGCCTTATAGCATAGATAACAAGGAATGCGAAATTGTTAGAAATGACATCTTAAATGATTTTTCTGACCAGTATATGTTATCAGCTACCAAGGATGCAATAAATTATATTCTTATGGTTGCAAAATTAAAAAATATTAATTTAGTTTTATCTGCTTGGGACCCTGATGTTAGTAGAATTATAGAAGCAATCACAGGATATGATGTTCCTAAATACAACCTATGGAATCCTTTTAAGGAAAGGATACCTGGAGATTTTGCCAGAGACTATATACACCCAGGAGTCAACATTGTTGATACCTATGTAGAAAAACTTAAAGACACAATCAATAGAAAACACTATGTCAGACTCTAAACAATTAACCATTGTTATAGTAACTTACCACGGAGACTTTCCATTACTGGAAAGATGCCTAACTTCCTTTGAAAAATATATAAATCTAGATCAAGTTAAGGCTATTAAAATTATCCTTAACGATCTTCCTATATACACAAACGCATTGCAGAGTATTATAAACAAGTATACTAATTTAAAACTTGAATTAGTTTCGTCTGCAACATTAGAACCGGTTATTACAGAATATTTTAATTGGAATACACAACAACTTTTTAAGCTTCTAGCCTGTAATGTAGTTGATACTGAGTGGTACTTAATACACGACTGCAAAGATTATTATGTCAAGCACGTAGACTTCTTTAAAGACTGTTTTACAGATGACGGCAGAGCTATCACAAAATTAGATCACACACAGTATAGTGATTATAACAGACACGGGGGAGGATTTTTGCCCTTCAACCTGGCTTATGAAATTGCCTGTAATGTCTGGGGTATTAGCAGACAAGATACTGCCATCTGGCATTTGCCCACTGTAACACCGTTCTTTGTTAAAACAGATACAATGAAAGGTATGGTGCGTGAATTAAAATCTATGATAAGAGGGTTCTTTCCTTACCTATTTAATCTTGCTATAAATGAGCAACGTGTAGCAACTGAATTTTTACTTTATAGTGCATACTGTTTTAGTAAGAACCAATTAGCTGACTATGCTGACTGGAGTATTAATACTGCCTATTATAGTAAATTAAAACAATCAAAGGATCTAAGAATTTACTTCCCACCTAATCCACAAGAAAATGAAAAATATTTTCATAACGGACAGATTTGGCAATTTAATGAAGGTACTTGGAAGCCTGCTGTTGCTACACATGTTTCTTATACAGAGGAAAAGTTAGATGAGTAACTACAACCAAGCGGCAGACATCGCAGAACATCAACTAAAATTTATTAGCAAATCAATGTGCTATGCTAAGTGGGCACAAGTGTCTATGCACCTTACTAATGGCATGACACAGAGTTGTTACCATCCGCCGCTACATAAAATAGATACTGCACTATTAAAAGAAAATCCCAGCGCATTGCATAACACCGATCAAAAAAAGCAAGAGCGTAAAATGATGTTAAAGGGCGACCGCCCAGCAGGGTGCGAGTATTGTTGGAAAATTGAAGATGTAGGCGGAAGAAGTGATAGAATTTATCGTTCAGGAGAATACTGGGCACAAAATGCTAGACTAGATATATTTGAAGCCATAGATACTGGCAACGTAGATCCGCGATATGTTGAGGTTAACTTTAATCAAGCCTGTAATTTTAAATGTATGTATTGCAGTCCGCACCTGTCAACTGCATGGGAAGATGAAGTAGAAAAATTTGGACCTTACGAAGTACTAAACTCGTCTGGACAATTAACAGAACACAACAACATCAATGCACTAAAGAGCAGTGGTTTCATGCCTCTAAAAGTTAGGCAAGATGAGAACCCATACGTAGAAGCATTCTGGCGTTGGTGGCCTCAGTTGTATAAAAAATTAGAAGTATTGCGTATGACAGGCGGAGAGCCGCTTATGGATGTCAACACATTTAAGGTGCTAGACTATATCTATCAGCACCCAAATCAATGGTTAGAAGTAAGTGTAACTACTAATATGTGCCCGCCTAAGCCGGAACTGTTTAACAAGTTTATTGATAGTCTAAAAAAATTAGAAGAAATACAAATATGGGAAGATAAAGAACGATTCAATCCTGGATCCGGTAATCACTGGTACGTAAACATGGCTGTTAAAAATTTTGCTGTGTTTGTTAGTTTAGATAGCGTAAGTGATCAAGCTGAGTATATTCGATCGGGTTTAGATTACACAACCTTACAAAAAAATGTAACACATTTATTAGACGACACTTGCAATACTACGCTGACCTTTATCAATACATTTAATGCTTTAAGTGTTCCTAAGTTCAAGGATTTTTTAAAATACATACTAGAGCTTCGCACAAAGTATAATCGTCAAGCTCAGGGTATCAAATATATCCCAATTCACGATCCATACCATACACATCCAGATCACCAAGTACATCCAAGACAACGTGTATGGTTTGACGTACCTTTGTTAAGGAATCCTGCTTGGCAAAATATACATATATTGCCTGAAGAGTTTGAACAGTATTTAGATGATGCTATTAAGTTTATGGAAGATAATTTCGAAATGGGGAACTTTGATGGCTTTTACGATTTTGAAATTGAAAAAGTAAAAAGAAATTTAAAAATTATGAAGGAAAGAAATCCTAATCAAACTATTAACAGAAAAAATTTCGTAAATTACTTCCAAGAGTATGATCGTAGAAAGAACACTAATCTAGTAAAAACCTTCCCAGAATTAGAAAATGTTTATAACGATTGGAGAAAAATATGAGAAAGATTGTTTTAGTTACAGGAGGATTTGACCCCTTACACTCCGGACATATTTCTTACTTCAAAGAAGCGCGAGCACTAGGTGACATGTTGATTGTCGGTATCAACAGTGATGCTTGGCTTGAGCGTAAAAAGGGCAGAGCATTCATGCCCTGGAAAGAACGCTACATGATTGTGAGTAAGATCAAGTATGTTGATCAAGCTACATATTTCAATGACGAAGACGGTAGTGCTGTGGCGTTTATTGAAGACATGAAACAACAATATCCCAATGACGAAATCATCTTTGCCAACGGTGGTGATAGAACCGCTACAAACATTCCAGAGATGGTATGTAAGGATGTGGTCTTTAAATTCGGAGTCGGCGGTGAAGATAAATCTAACAGTAGTAGCTGGATTCTTGACGAATGGAAGGCTCCTAAAACAGAAAGACCGTGGGGTTACTATCGAATTATTCACGAAGTTCCAGGAACCAAAGTTAAAGAACTTACTATTGACCCTGGACAAAAGCTCAGTTTGCAAAAGCACTTTAAAAGAAATGAATTTTGGTTTGTAACACACGGTGCTTGTGACGTTGTTAGCTGTTTGAGTAACGGCTACATGATGCCTGTAGTGCTACTCAAAGAACACCTACACCATTTTGTACCAAAAGGTGAATGGCACCAAATTCGAAATCCGTACCAAATTCCTTGTAAAATTGTAGAAATCCAATTTGGCGAGCTGTGTGACGAGTCAGATATTGAGCGTAGATAAAGGTTGACAGCACTATATTTTGGTGCTACAATATACATATTGTTAAACATTAGGAGTGATTCACATGGCAACAAAAGCCGCTACTAAAACTCGTGTAACCAAAAAGCAAGTTATTGCTCACCGTACTCGCGCTGTTAAAGATACCAGCCCTGTTTGGGAAGGTTGCGAGACTTGGAGCGGTGATGAGTTCCATCGCTTCTTCCGCAAAGCAATGGACTACTACCGCCTTGAAAGCGATATTAAAACTTACAAGCCTGTAGTTATCCGATGGATGGAAAGTGTTGGCTGTACTAAGTCAGACATTGCCGCTTTTAAGAAAGTTAAAGACAGTCGTGTTGGAACTACAATGGGTGCAGTTGCGGCCTGTTTGAATCGTGGTATGCAACCACAACGGGCTGACTTTAATCAAGGTCGCGATACTGCGGCGTGGCTTCGTGCTGAGATTGTTAAAGTCATTAACGAAGGCAAAGACGACGTTGATCCAGAAGTAGCAGCCGCGGAAAAAGAAGCAGAAAAGTCAACTGTTTATACTCCTAGTATCCAAGAACGTGTGCGTGATGCGGCTATGAACATGACTGAAGAATTGGAAGATGCATACCACGCTTTCCAAACTGATCCAGAAAACTTTGATCCCAAAGCATTTAAGATTGTAAACTTGCTTCGTGGCAAGGGCGTAAAAGCCGCACATGCTCGTATTATTAAAGAGTTTTATGCCCGTGACTTGGCGGAACTAACTGAGCTTGCTAGCGGTAAAGCTGACGAGCAGTTGCGTGAAGGTTATAGTCATCGTAGCCGTAAACAAATTAAAAACTTCATTGCGTTCTTGCAAGAGATCGAAAGTGCTTGTAAAATGCTTATGGAAGAGGCAAAAGTTAACAAGAAGCCTCGTGCTAAAAAGGCTGTACCTGCTGAAAAGATTGTTGGTAAACTCAAGTATCTTAAGACGTTTGAAGCTCTTAAACTTGTGTCTATTAACCCTGCAGACATCCTTCGTGCTAAGGAACTGTGGGTTTACAATACTAAAACCCGTAAGTTGGGCAAATATGTGACTACAGAGTTCAGTGAGTTGGGTGTAAAAGGCACTACAATTACAGGCTTTGATGAGCATAACAGTATTTGTAAGACTATCCGTAAGCCTGAAGAAAAGCTCAAAGAGTTTAAAGCGGCAGGTAAAGTGGCGTTGCGTAAGTTCTTGGACGATATCAACGCTACAGACACCAAAATGAACGGTCGTATTAACGAAGATACTATCCTGCTTAAAGTGCAGTAAGTATAAACAAAACATGGATAAATACTCAAAAGAGAGTGTTTATCCATGGACTCATTACAAAATAGCATTAATCAATTAATACAATCAGCATTAGAAAATTCTGCTGGCAATTTTAAGCACACTGGCGACTTATTAATTAACGGAACTCTTACTGTTGATACTGTAAATGTTAATAATTTAATTACAGAACATGGTAATTTAGCCAATCCCGGAAACTGGGTAACTATAACAGAAGACGAGTTAAGCGGCAAAGGATTTAGTTGGACATGGGGTGACGGCGGTACAAAGTTATTGTACAGAGACGGCAATAGACTTTGGACCAGCGGAGACTTTGATCTAGGATCTAACAAGTCTTACAAAATTAATAATGTACCTGTGTTGTCTGCAAGCGAGCTTGGCCCGCAGGTCACAAAAAGTAAACTTAGAGAGCTAGGAACATTAAACAGTTTAACAGTTTCTGGCGATGCAACTATTTCTGATTTTGCAGTTTTTAACAGCACAGTAAATCGATTAGGTCTAGGAACAGATCAGCCCAATGCAATCCTAAGTATTTTAGACAACGGGATTGAAATTGTAACGGGTGCGGCAGGTAACAATCTAGCCTGCTTTGGTACGTTTACTAATGATAGTTTAGAAATTATTACTGATAATACAACTCGCGTTACATTCAAGAATGATGGCGAAGTTATTTTTGGCAATGAATCTACTAAGACTGCTAACGTAACTGTCTACGGAACCCTCAAAGTAGAAAATTTATTAACTGATAATAGATTAGATCGATACAGTTCTTTAGAGTTTAAAGCATCAACTGGTAGAACAGAGTATGGTTTAGGATTAACTTGGACCGGTACAGGCAACAGTAAAAACTTCCTACTAATGCCTGATCCAAGTAGATTGTGGTCTAGCGAAAGTTTAGAACTTGCAGAAGAAAAATCTTTTTACATTAATGGTTCTGAAGTATTGAGTAAAAATGCTCTTGGCACTAATGTCACTAAATCTAATCTAGCTACATTAGGCACTTTAGAATCGTTAAGCGTACAAGGCGAAGCTACGTTCTTTGGAGATGTTAATGCATCTCACAACCTATTAAGAGCAAAAAATATTGTACTTGATGCGTACAGTAATAGGCTATCAATTACCAACTTAGGTGTTGATTCTAGTGAATCGTTCAGTATTAAAATTGACAACGACGAAGCACTACACGCAGATAAACATTCTATAAGTATTGGTAATAAAAACAATAATAGAAAACCAGTTAAGGTATTTGGTCCATTAAGTATCGGCGCAAGCAATCCCGATCCAGATGCTATGCTCAGTGTTAACGGAGACGTTATACTAGGCGGCAAGAAATTTACCAGCGGTACATCAGCACCAGTGACAGGAAACGGCACTCAGGGAGATATATGCTGGAATTCAAATCCTCAACCTAATAGTTACGTTGGCTGGATCTGTATTTCAAGCGGTGCTCCTGGTGCATGGATGCCGTTTGGAATGATTGTAAACCGTTAATACTACTGTATAATTTGGTTTCATTGGCCTATAAATACAACACTATGGGAATAATCACTAATGAACTCTACAAGCAGATTAAAGGTTGGCGAATTTACTCTGTAATTGCGCCTGCTCTGTTTTGTGGCACAGCGGCTTTCTTATACTTACATTACGGTACAAGTTTTGAAAAAATATTCTATACGGGACTAATCATCCTTGCTGTTACCTGTATCAGTTGGTGGCATTGGAGTCTTTCAACTATGGTTACTATGCTGGCCATTATGAAAGATACTGACGACCATTTTGAAGAAGTTGGTAAAAAATTAGAAGAATTAAGGATACAAAACGGTGGAAAACCCAACCTAACGGTTGTCAAGAATCTTGACAAAGTAGACTAAACTAGTATAATTATATTATGCGGTCTTGACGCTCACCCCGCAATATAAACTCTGCGTGTCATCAAACTTACTGAAAAGGGCAAGAGATGACTTGGATCATTGATAAAACATTTGAATTCTGCTACGGTCACAGAGTTCATACACAAACATTAAACGGCGAATATGCCGCTGACCTAAAATGCGCTTGTCGCCATTTACATGGACACGAGGGCAAAATGCAAGTATTCCTTACAGCGCCAAAACTAGATAACACTGGTATGGTAACTGACTTTAGACACTTAGAATGGCTAAAGAAATGGATTAACGAATATATTGATCACCAATTTATTATTGACAAGAATGACCCACTTTACTTTAAAATTATCGGCGATAGACCGTTGGTTCCTGTTTTGGTCCCTAACACTGAACATGTCGCTGGTTGGCATTTGGATCTTAGCGGACTGGAGCCAAACACACCTGAGTACGAGTACTATGAAGGATTTATGGTTGTGGACTTTGTTCCTACCAGTGAGCATCTTTCTTCTTGGATGGCGGAGCTTGTCCAAAGTAAAATGAAAGCATTAGGTGTAACTGTTCAGCGTATCGAATGGTGGGAGACACCTAAATCACGCTCGGTATTTTATAGAGATGGTGTATGACAGAAAAAGAAATGCTCGAAAGAATTAGTCTTGCATATGAAGTATATGCAAAAGAAGTAGGCAATCGAGGCGCGATTGAACATTTTATCAGTTGGCTGTACAAGCAGTACGGTATAGTCCAAAATGATAAAAAGTAATTTTTGGCGACTTTGGGCCAAGGCGTTAGGCGAAAAATCAGGTAATTCGGACGCAGAAGCGGACCGAATTGCTTGGATTCGTACAGTAATTGTGTTAATATACATTATCACAAACTTTTTTATTGTAGCAGGCGTCATAAGGCATTGGAATGATTAAACGAATTGGCTTTGCATGTAAATGGATTGATCACCCTGATCAGGTTAATGGCATTAAACCTAAAGATGATGCTAAACAATACAACACAGGTTCTACTACTGTAGCTTGGTTAAATAGACAAAGCAAGGATGTAGCTGAACAAAAACTATGGGACTTAATGGTCCAGAACATAGAATCTGCACGTAAACTTGTTTCAAGAGTTGGAGACTTACCCAATGACCTCTGTATGGTACGACTTAGCAGTGATATTCTTCCTGTCTACACTGAGCCTAGCTGGAGTTACTATTACCGTAAGCCTGATGTCCGAGCATATCTTGAACGAGCCTTCGCGGGTGTTGGAGAAGTGGCTCGCAGTAGGCAAGTACGGCTTAGCTTTCACCCTGGGCAGTTTTGTGTGCTGGCTTCTGATAATCCTGATATTGTTAATCGTAGCATAGAGGAATTTGAGTATCATGCAGATATGGCCAAGTGGATGGGGTATGGTAAATCTTTTCAAGATTTCAAAATTAACGTCCACATTGCGGGTAGAGCCGGTACAGAAGGTATTAGACAAGCCTATAAGAGACTCAGTACAGAAGCCCGCAACTGTATTACAATTGAAAACGAAGAAATAAGTTATGGACTTTCAGACTGTCTCGAGCTTGCTGATATTCTCCCTATTGTCATGGATATTCATCACCATTGGGTTAGAGAAGGGGAGTACATACAAGCGAAAGATCCTCGGGTACAACGGGTTATTGGTTCGTGGCGTGGCGTTCGCCCTACTATGCATTATTCTGTTAGTCGTGAAGATGTACTACGAGGTCATGCCACTAATAGTCTCCCAAGCATGGAGTCTTTGCTTTTAGAAGGACACAAAAAACAAAAGTTGCGAGCTCACAGCGACTTTTATTGGAACAAGGAAGTTAATAATTGGGCAATAAGTTTCACAGACCAGTTCGACATAATGTGCGAAAGCAAGGGCAAGAATTTAGCAAGTATGGAACTGTACAAACAAATGAAGGGAATCGTATGATAACACGCGAAAAGCTAATCAACCACGTTGAGCATCTTAAAGAAAAACACGACGAACTAGACAAGCAAATTCAAGAATTATACGAACATCATACTGCTGACTTAAAAGTTGAAGAACTTAAAAAGAAAAAGCTCAAACTTAAGGACGAGATTGAGCAGACTAATCGAAAGATTAATGACATAAAATAAAAGGGCCATTGGCCCTTTTATTATTGTGCTTTAGGTGCTTTAGGCTTGCGTGGCTTACTTCCGCCTTGCTTTTTTGGAGCAGCCTGTTTCTTAGGTGCGCCACCTTTTTTACCACCCTGCTTTTTGGCAGGTTTTTCTTCTGCAACTACAACAGTTTCACTAGTAGTTGAAACTACAGGATTAACCGCTGGATCAACAGATACAACTACTGTTGGTGCTGGTGCTGGTGTTTCAACTTTGTATGGTGCTTCTGTTGCTGAAGCTTCTGCTGGTTTACTGCCAAATAACTTTTTTAAAAATCCTAACATAATGGATTCCTCCTTCGTGACATATTTATATAGCTAAATATTATCAACAAATAGTCAAGAGCCAATTTACCCGTAGTCGCAAAATGCTACCTGAACTTTTAAACTTGCCGAAACTGGGAAAAAGCAAGCATCAGGGTCCTTGGATGCCCAGTTGACCTCTTGACAGAGTATTTACTAAAGTATATGTATAATTTTATAAAAACGATTATTGAAGGCAAAGTACCTAAAACTTTAAAACAAGCAAAGCTACCTTACGAAAAAACAGACCTAGGAAGAAGTTTAAGCAAGCAGACACTAGAATATCACTATGGTAAACTTTACAAAGGCTATGTAGATCGTTTTAACAATAGTGAAGGCGATGCAGATTTCAACGAAGCCGGTGCATTTTTACACGAAATATACTTTACACAGTTTAAAAAACCCTCAAGTAATAACAAACCTAGCGGCAGTTCTGAAGAGTTTATTAATAAACACTTTGGTGGATTTAAAAAGTTTCAAGAAACTTTTGAAAAAGAAGCTATGAAAATTCAAGGTAGCGGATGGGTGTACCTTGCCAAAGACGGCAAAATAAAAACTATCGTCAATCACGAAATCAAGCAAGATATTGTGCTATTAATTGATTGGTGGGAACATGCTTGGGCATTAGATTATCAAGCAGATAAGAAAAAGTATTTAGAAAATCAATGGAAGATTGTTGACTGGGAATCTGTCAACTCTAAAGTTGGTCAATAGTTTTCATACTGCTAGCAGGCATATCCCAAACTTTACGTGCTTCAACGCCCTTGCTCTGGGCAAACTTCTTAGCATCACAGTCTCCGCATACATGATATACAGAGTTGTTTAATCGCTTAGGATCCATGTTCCCTTTGTCTCGTTTAAACACGCCTTGGCAACAGTCACATCGAAACACTAATACAGTCTTTTTTCTTAGATAAGCATGTACGGTTCCGTACTTACTTGTTCTGTAATGACTATGCTGTTCGTATTCTTGGCCTAAGTACATAATTGTATTTACATTAAGGTTATAAAAATGTTTTGCTAAATATGAAGTAGAGGACTAAAAATGATTAATATTTCTCCATCAGCAAAAACTAAAATACAAGACCTGCTCGACGAAGAAAACAATCCCAATCTTAGCTTACGCACCTTTGTACAAGGCGGCGGCTGCTCTGGTTTTAGTTACGGATTTACGTTCGACGACGTAATAAACGAAGACGACTTCATCCTTGATATAGGTCGCTGGAAAATCTTAGTTGACAGCATGAGCATGACCTACTTAACAGGTGCAGAAATAGACTACAAAGAAGAGCTTATGGGCTCACAATTTACAATAAAAAATCCTAACGCAACTACTACTTGCGGTTGCGGATCGAGTTTCGGGGTATAAAATAATATGGCAAAACAAATAATTGATATCGGTGTACAGGGCAACGACGGTACTGGTGACAGTATCCGTGAGTCGTTTAGAAAAGTCAATGAAAACTTTACAGAACTGTATGCTGTTTTTGGTATAAGCGGAAAAATCCTCTTCACTAGCCTAGGTGATGCGCCTGCATCGTATAGCAGAGATCAAATCATTATGTCTAGCACAGCGGGTGATAAACTCACTGCTAGAACACTTGTTGCAGGTACGGGTATTGAGATTAGCGGAACAACTGCTAGTAATAGTCCGGATGATACACAACTGATTATTAGTTCAACTAACTCTGGTCTTATTGGCGATACAAAGCCCGCGATGTCTCAACCATTGAATGCAAACTTGTTCCCAATTGGTCGCGTTCCTGAGCCAAGTCAGACTCTAGTTAACTTGTTTAACAGCGTTCATAATACTCCAACAACACTAGATCAACTGGCTATTCCAAAGGGTTATGCAGATAGTCGCTACATTAGTGCAACCAGCGACAAAGACGGTGAAACAACTTTATCATATTCTGTTACACCTGCCTTAAAAGTAAGAAACGAGCCGTCTATTCCTTTAACTACAGATCCAGATTATGATCCAACACTTAAAGGAAATTATCTAGCCACAGAAGCAATCCAGCGCCAAGATGCTGTATATCGCGGTGGCGATACAATGACTGGCAAACTAACACTTGCTGATCACCCAAGTCCGTTAGAAGGTTACGGTACCCCAAATAGCTCAGCTGACTTACAGGCGGCTACAAAGTTTTATGTGGATAACCAAGTGTTTTCTAGTGGTGTTAACTTGTATGTTTCTACTACCACTGGTGACGATTTACAACAAAAAACACCGCCTGGTAAAGAAGGTCGTTACTGGCAATATGCTTATAAAACTATCGGTGCGGCTGCATTGGCTGCAGAAAATTATATTAATTTAGCTAGCCAAGAACCAGGACCTTATCGTCAAAAAATCAGCTATACACAAGGTCCAGATCAAACTTTCTCAACAATTCAAAACGTAGCATTAACAGGCGGTAATTCAACTGATCAAGGTTATGTTGATGCGTTTGATCTGTTACAGTTAAACAGAGAATTTATACAAAAAGAAACTATTGCGTACATTAATAACAAGTATGTTAACACATTAAGTTACGATAGAACCAAAGTACAGGATCAAATTAAATTAATTTTAGACGGTGTTGGTTGGGACTTAGTGCTAGGTTCAACTTATAATATTGATACCGAAGTTACAAAATATCTAAGTGGTACTGACAAGATTAATGCTAATCAGTTGGTCCAAACAATTGATGCCTTAAAATATGCTAGAGATCAAGTTTTAAGTTTCTCATATGCTACTACAAACTTATCAAACTATATCGACGATGTTATTGATGCTTTATGCTTTGACTTAGTTTTCCAATCTAACTTCCAATCTATTCAAATTGGTTTAGGGTTTGGCCTTTATAGTACAGATCTAAGTAACGCTGAAATCACCGATGTTTTAAATAATTTAAAAACATCAATACTAACATTGCCTTCAGTATCCAGTGTTGATGCCGCGGCTGCTTCTATAACCAACAATGTAGCAAATATTATTTCAATTATTAATACAGGTGAACTACCTAGCTTAACAATTACTAATTTGTCTACAACGACAACAGGTGTTGCTAGCGCAAAGTTATTGTTGTTAAACAACATTTCATTCTTACAAGCTGAAGTTATCAGCTTCTTAAATTCTGAATATCCTAACTTACCATACAGCAGAGTAACTTGCCAACGAGATATCAAGTATATTGTTTGGAGCTTGATCTATGATATAGTATATGGTGGAAACCAACAGACATCAGATGCAGGGCAAAGATACTGGGCAGGTACTAGCATTACTGCTACAGCAACAAACGCAACCACTGATACTATTACAGTTTCAAATACTGCTCCCCTAGGAATTGGAGAGCCAATTACCTTTAACGGCACTTCATTTGGTGGGCTAGTTAGCGGTACTACTTACTATGTTGCTAACATTTTAGATGGGTACACTATAACAATTAGCCAGACTAGAAATGGCACATTGTTCCCTCTATCTACTGCTACAGGAACTATGACCATCAACAACAGAGTTGTTGCCGGTGTAGAAGTATATCCAACAATTGACGCTGTTAACTATATAAACAGTCTTGCACAAAAAATTGTTAAGAACGAGACACCAACTACTGTTTACCAGCAAAGTGTTAAACAATATAAAAATGACACTTTACTAGAAGGTAGCACTACAGTTAGCACAATCAATACGCTACTATCTAATGTTAGTTCAATAATTTTAAATCAAGATGCTGACGCCGTAACAACACCATCAGTTGTTCCTGCTCCAACTGTATTAAAAACAGCAAGAACTGCTATACTTGCTAACAAGAACACTTATAAATCTTCAGCATTGAATTATGTTAATAACAATTTCCCCGTTATTAATGATCCTGCTACTTTAGCAGATATTACTGATATTTTCCAAGTAGGTGTTGATCTGTTAACATTAGGAATTACAAACAGGGTAGTTCCTACATACGCCGCGTCAACACAAGGTGTAGGTTATACTAATGCTTCAACATTAATTAAAGAAAACATAGATTTTATTGCAGACGAAGTTTTAGGAAAATTAACTACAGATGAACCATCTTATGTAAGTGATCCAGACTTCAACGAAGATGAATTTGTAAGAAATATCAAAGACTTTGTCGAAGCCTCAATCTATGAAATTACATACTCGACAAACAGTAATACTGTAACATCAGCAAGTATTGCTAAAGGTACCTACTTACAGTCTCTTATCTACGACGTTAACGCAGGTACTTGGGATCAAATTTACGTTGACGCAGTATTATATGCAGGAGACTTATGTGCTAACGTAGCAGTAAACAATAGTCCTGTAACTTTATATTCTTCAACATCACAGTATAAAAACTTAACTTTAACTGGTGGTGCTGTTGCTAACGATATTATTAGTAGTACATTTAATATTATTACTAACATCGCCAAGGGCAATGCTGCCCCAACATTGGTGTATCCTTCAACAACTGGAAAAGATGCAGATTTTATTTCTGCACAGACTTTAATTTCTGCAAACAAAGACGCTATTGCTTCTGCAACCACTGTGTATCTTGATGCAACATATCAAGGCGGATTTAGCTACGATGAAACAACATGCTCTAGAGATGTTGGATTAATTGTTGACGGTCTAAGCATTGACGTTATTACTGGCGGAACTTATCAGGCAATTTTTGCGGGTAAGAGCTATTATCGAAATGCCAGTGCTAAGGCCGTAGCGATTGGTACACAATATACTGAAACATTAGACGCATTAAACTTCCAAAAAGAACTAATGATTCAAGTAATGAATCAAACTGTTGCTAGTCGTTATCAAACAGTTAAAGCACAATACTTTAACCCTCTCAAAGTTGCAGACACTGATGCTGTGACTGGTATGGCTAGAAACTTTGATATTATTTTAAGTATTATTGAAAACGGTATTGGTGCTGCCCCTGTTCCTAGTTTTGGTTCAGGTATTTGGAATATTACACTAGACAACGGTGGCAATGGTTATGTTGACCAAGGTCAGCCAGGCAACGTTGACATTATTCCTGCTAAGGTAATTGTAGGAGTTGACAGCGAAACTGTAACAGGCTCTGGTGCTTATGCTAGCATTGTAAAATACGAGCCAGGTGTAACAGAACCATTAGATACTTTACAAGTTAGATTAACTAAACCAGGTTTCTTCCAAGTTGGGGAACAAGTCGAGTTTGGTGAAACAGTTAGAGATTTACATATTGTTATTCAAGTTGAATCTGGTATCTACTACGAAGATTATCCAATTCGTTTGCCGGCTAACGTTAGCTTAAGAGGTGACGAATTCCGTAGAACAATTATTCGCCCACGTGACAGAATCAGTCAATCTCCATGGCGCAAAGTGTTCTTCTACCGTGATGCTATTATCGATGCTTTAGAATTAGGTCCATACGATTATAGTACAGACTATGCTGATACTGTTACAGCTAGCTCTGTATACCTAAGCGGTACAACAAATAAAATTGTTATTACGTTAGGTGTTGGACAAGTACCTTCTAGCTGGATCGGCAAAGTCTTAATGGATGACTACCAAGTTACGCCAGGTGACTATAGCAAGCGTGGTCGTGCTGTTATTGACTCAGTCAGCGGCAACATCATGAACTGCTCAGTGATTTATCCTTTCCAAAATCCAGGAACAGTTGCCATCGGCGATTGGCACTTATATGGAACTGTCAACTATGGACGTCACTACTTAACAGACCCGCTAGATATTACAAGTCCTGCAAAGAACAACAAGAAAATTGACGTATTCTTAACTAACGATGCTAACCGTATTAGTAACGTAACATTCCAAGGACATGGCGGATTTGCTATGGTGCTTGACCCAGAGGGTCAAATTAAGACTAAGTCACCATATGGTCAAGTTTGTTCATCATTCAGTCAGTCTATTAACCGCAAGACATTTGCTGGTGGCCAGTTCATTGACGGTTTTAGTGGACGCTTATTTGGTCGTATTATAAACGTTGAATACGATGCTATTACATCACTATATCAATTATACAAAGGTAACGGCTACACTGATGGAACCTATACAGATGTTCCGTTGATTGGAACAACAGCAACAGTTACTGGAACACAAGCTACAGCAAACATTATAGTTTCTGGAAACCAAGTACAGTCAGTTACTATTAACAACGGTGGTATTGGATACAAAGAAGACGATGTATTAACTTGTGAAGTTCTTGGCGGCGGTTCAGGATTTACTGTTCAAGTTTATACTGTTACTGGTAACGGTAATGGTATCCAGATCACTGTACAAGGCGAAACAAACAGCGGTCTAGACATTCGTCCTCCACAACCGCCATGTGCTTTCTTTGTACAGGGAAATCGTTATCAAATTAACGACGTTGTAAGTTTTGATAGTACAACTGCTACTGTTGTTCTTACACTTGATGTAGGCACACCATATAACATTGCGGCACAATACGACAACGAAAAATGCTCACGAGATGTTGGACTTATCATAGATGCAGCCTGCTATGACATGGTATTAGGAACTAACTACCAGTCAATTGTTGCAGGACGAGCATACACAAGATTAGATGCAGCCACAGTTATTAACAGTCAAAAACTTTTAACACTTGCTGGATTTAACAAAGCAAAAGACGAAGCAATCATCGCAGTACCTACAGGTTCTCAATACGATACTGCAAGGTCCACAATCAGTGCTAACCTTGGAATAGTTAACACAATTATTGATCAAGGTATTTCTGGTGCTCCGTCAATTACATACCCAACTGCTTCTGGAATCAGCACTACAAATGCTGTTAGAGTAAAAAATAACTTGCAGGCAAACCGTGCATTTATACAACAAGAAATTACAGCATGGATTGCACAAAACTATGTAGTTAAAAATATTCCTAACTACTCAGCTGTAACTTGCCAAAGAGACGTAGGATATATCATCGATGCTATATGCTACGACATTATGTATGGCGGTACTAGTGCAACCTGGGTTTCTGCGTTAGCATACTTTAGACAAAGTATTATCGGCGAAACTCCTACTAGCACCATTCCTGGAGAAGAAACAGTTACAGTAGCAGCCTATACTAGAATGTTAACTGTAATGCAACAGATTGTGCTTAACACAACTGTTACTAAATCAAATGGTAATACCGCTGTACAGGATAAATCAACAACTGCTATTTTAAACACAGATTCAGAATATACTAAAATCAATACGTTAGTATCTATTATTAGGGATTACATAACCGCAGGTGGTGACGAAACTGGTATTACTGCATTTGCTAATCCTACAATCACAGGATTAAATGCTGACTTGTTAGCGGCAAGAACCGCTATTCAAAGTAGTAAAGATACAATAAGACAAGATGTAATTGATTTCTTAAACTCTGGTGGTAACTTACAAATTAACATCGAAGGCGGTGGTAACAAGTCTATGCTTGCTAACGACTTTGCGATGATTAACGATTTAGGTTACGCTATCATTGCAACCAACGGTGGTGTAACAGAACAAGTTTCAACATTCACTTACTATGCTCATACACACTATTGGGCTAACAACGGCGGCCAGATTCGTTCTGTTGCTGGTTCTAATGCACACGGAACATACGCTCTACGTGCTTCAGGTTATGATGTAACTGAAAAACCAGATTCAGTTAACTTGGCCCAGAACATGGTTCAAGTGGCTAAAGTATATAAACGAGGATTATTTACAACTCAAATGACTCCAACTGCTACTAAGCAGGCGTTGTCAATTTATATCACTAACTACGAATACATACCATTTAATATTTCTGAAGCAGAAATTGATCATAGCGCATCAGGTGGTACTGTTACTCGATACGAAATTAGCAGTATTGAACACACCACTGTTACTTACAACGGGTTTAATATTCTTAAACTTAACCTAAGCACAGCTGGTAATAACGGTACTTCAAGCACTGGTCTTGCGTCGGCTCTATACGATGGACAATTAGTTACTTTACGTTCTTTACAAAACTTAAAGTTCTATAACATTGACAACGTTAAACCAACTAGACCAAGTACAGCGTTACAATACGTTGATAACTTAGGTGATATCTATCGCGTTATTGCTTATAACTTAACAGAATCAACTGGTGAATTGTTAGATGCTAATATTGCAGTATTACAAACAGACTCATCATTCTCTTACTATAAGTTTATTACAGACCTTGTTAACCTAGGTTATGTTGATCCTGATTTTGATCTAGCTATTACTAGTATTTCAGGATCTGGTAGTAAAGTAACTATCAACTTTGCCCCACAAACAACCGCACCGTTTGAGGTTGGAGAATATATTGTAGTTCAGGGTGTTACACCATCCGCATATAACGGTACATGGTTAGTTACAGACAGCGACGTGTCGTACATTAAATTTGAAAGTACAACTACTGCCGCAATGACTATTCCTGGTGTTATTGGTAACAAGACTATGGGTCTTACTGTTGGCGACTATAAGATTGCAGTTGCGCCTATTACTGTTCAAACAACTATAGATCAAATTAACAAAGGAATTTATATTACCAGTTATGCTGGTAGAACACATAGAATTGTCAGCTATACCAGCGAAGTAAGTACACCAACTGCACAGTATGTCAGTGGTGGCATTTTAACTACTACAATGATCGTTAGTAGTGCAGTTGGTGACATTGTTTACGGTATGAGAGTAAACGGCACTGGCTTTACAACACAAACTGTTGTCAGCTATACTCCAGCAGTTTCTCCATCAACATTGGCTACTATTGAACTAAGTGCTGTAGCAAGCACAACACCTAGTGGAACAATTACATTTGGTATTGCTGTTCCATCTTACCTAAGTATTGATCCAAACCCAATTACTAACCTTGCAGGCGACGGTACAACAATCAAGGCCATGGGTTATGTAAGCAAAACTGTTCCAGCCACAGGATACAAATTTGTTACTTATGATGTTGCATGGCAACCAGACAGTTTGCCAATTGTAGACAACTTCTATAAATTTATAGGCCAGTCTACAACCAAGTTTAACGGTTATCATAAGATTGTCAGCTCTACAAGTAAGACACAATTAACTGTTACTGATACAACAGGTTTAACTGTTGGTATGGTTGTAACCAGTATTAATCCAAACGCATATATTCCAGACGGCACCACTATTGAAAGCATTGACTCTGCTACACAGTTTAGTGTAACACCGGCATGTTGGGTTCCAGCAGGTTGCGAAGTTAGCTCTACAGTTGTAGCGGTTATTGACAGAATTGACATTACTAATGCGGGCGCAGGTTACACAACACCACCAGTAATTACTATTGGTAGCGTAACTTCCGGCGGTGCTACTGTTCAAGGAACAGCGACTTGCCAAATTGATCCTGCTACTGGTGCAATTATAAAAATTACTATTGTTAATCCAGGTTACGGATACACAAGTATCCCAGACGTTAAACTAAGTGAAGTTAAGAGCGGAGCACAATTAACCGCTGTCCTCAGTGCAACTGCTACAAAGAATACAACTGCGTCAGCTGGTGTTATTACTAATCGAGTTACTGCTCAGTATTCATCTGATCCGGGAACATGGGTACCTGGTTTGCAAATTACAGCATCTAGCTATAATACTAAAACTGGTGCAGGCCCATACCTAGTAACTATTAACATTCCAACCCAGACCGTTGCACCACAAGCTGGCAGCTTCTGGACATTAAGTGGCAACACTAACCCTGCGTACAACGGTACTTGGAGAGCTACTGGTGGTACTTCTGGTGCTGGTACTAGTACAATAATTTTAAGTTTCCCAACAGATCCAGGAACATATGGTGCAGGAAGTACCGTGCTAACTCTAGAAGGTTATGTTGTAACTTCTGCAGGTATAGCTCGTGCAAGTTCAACTACTTACAATACAGTCTCTGGTTACGCAGTATCCATGACTATGCCAACTAAGATTGCGGCAACTAATGATAGTTGGGTTAAGGTATTTGGTTCTAACAATCCACTATACAATGGATTCTACCAAGTTGTTAGTGCATCAACTACTAACACTACTTTATTCTATCCATATAATCCAGACTATCAAGTTGAAGTTATAAGTTATGTAAGTAAGACAGGTTCTGGACCATATTATGTAACTTATGCAATTCCCGAACAGTTAGCGGCACCAGCAATAGGTTCAACATGGATTGTTTCAGGTAATGCTACATCAGGTTATAATGCAACTTGTACCGCAACTGCCAGTGCAGTTGACAGCATTACATTACAGTATGCTTCAAACCCAGGTACTTATGGATCAGGAACTACTACATTAACCAAAGTTCAAGATGTAATCACAATTACAGACTTTGATGATACTTCAGGCACAGGTCCATACTTAGTACGTTTTGTAATACCTGCACAAGTTATAGCACCGGTTGTAGACAGTTACTGGTTAATCAGTGGTAACAGTAATTCATTATATAATCAACTTGTAAAAGTAATTTCTAGTGAAAACGATTTTACAAATGCAACATATACTGTCACTGTTGAGTATGAACAAGACCCAGGAGTTTGGGGCACTGGTACTACCAAAATGACCAACCAGATCTTTAAGGTCGCGGCTGGTACTTATGCAACAAGTACACAGTTAGGTATTAACCAACCATTTGATACTGGTACTGCTTATAATATTAGAGCAGGTTTTGCATCTAACACATATGGTCAAGTTACTACACGTATTAGTACTTGCCGTGTAACAGGACATGACTTACTAGATATTGGTACAGGTAGCTACTCAACAACTAACTACCCATATCAAATTTATGGTAACCCTGCACAAAGTCGTCAACAGGCCAACGAAGTTTACGAAGAAGGTGTAGGTCGTGTATTCTACGTAACAACTGACCAGAACGGTATCTTCCGTGTAGGACGATTCTTTACAGTTGACCAAGGTACTGGTACCGTTACATTCTCAGCTTCAATTGCGTTGAGTAACTTGGACGGTTTAGGATTCAAGCGTGGTGTTGTTATCAGTGAATTCTCAACTGATAGTTCAATGACCAACAACGCTCCTGAAATTGTTCCTGTACAAAGTGCTGTACGTGGATACATCGACAAGCGTTTAGGTCTAGATCACGGCGGTGGTGTTGTAGCAGACTCACAGCGTATTGGTCCTGGATTCTTAGCACTAAACGGAAACTTACCAATGAAGGGCTCATTAAACATGGGCACATTCGGAATTGGTAACTTAGCTGTTCCGCAAAATAACACAGATGCTGCCAACAAACTGTATGTTGACAATGCTGTTGCGTCAGTTAGTACATTGAAGAAACTACAAGACGTAGTTATTAACAATACAATTACTAACGGCGACACATGGGCATATGATACTAGTTTAACATTGAATGTTACTGGTGCGTTTGGTACTGGTCTTACAATTACCTTTACGTTTGCAAACCCATTACAATACACATTTAAAACAGGACAAGAAATTATTGTCACTGGTGTTAATGCAGTAGGTGGAAACCCTGTATCATATAATGGAACTTATTCTGTTATTAGTTCTGATTCAACTAGTGTTTTAGTTAGTGGTTCTGCTACTAACACCTATAGCAATGGCGGTGTAATACAAGCGTCAGCCTGGAAAAACACTAGACAAGCAAGAGGTCATGTTGCGATTGGCTACCAATCAGTTCTACTACCTATTACTGTAACAGGTGCTACTAAGTCTGGATTTGGGCCTTGGCTAGTTACCTATACATTTGCTAGCACAACAGCACCAACTACTGGTATTGGTTACACAGTTGCTGGTAATAGTAATAGTAGTTACAACGGATTCTTTATTGCAACAGCTAGCTCAACTACTAGCTTGACACTACAGTATCCAACAGACCCAGGAACATTTGGTTCTGGTACAACTACTCTGCAAGCTGGCGGATTAACCACAGTCATCCAACCAAACGCTGTAGTTAATTCTATGGTTAGTGAAATAGCAGATGTTGCACAGAGCAAATTGTTAATGACATTGGCTAGTACAGCGGCTAGTGCCCCAACAGGTACTGCAAGACAAAAACAAGCAGCCAATGGTTTATCAAGTTTCAACTCTGCTAACTTTACAGTTGTTGATGGTTTTGTATCTATAACAAACAATACTATTACTAAAGAGCAAATTGTTAACGTTAGCGACAACACCTTGCTAGGAAGATTTAATCAAGGTAGTGCAGGTAGTGTTCAAGAAACTACAGCAGGCACAGTTGTTACTAAAGGTGACGGTATTAAGAACGCTTCGTTTACATACGGAAGTTCGATTACTGGCGCCGCAATGTTAGCAACATATGACGGATCTAATAGTACAAACAACACATATAGCCTACAGAAGATCACTACAACAGGTGAAGCAAGCAGCCTAGTAAAAACAACTAGTACTAGTGATATTGTTGCTGGCGGATTTGTCAAAGCTGGTACAAGTTTTAACATCAGTGATTACAAGATTGCAGATCTGTTATCTACTACACTAAAACTATATACACCAGGCGGATATAACTTCTTAGCATCAGTTGGTACAAACTCTAATGATACTATAACTCAAATCACTGGAAAATTAGATGTAAGCACAGGAACATTAAAGACAAGATCTTTAACAACAGAAGCTACATCTGGTGCAACTTCAACAGGTACTATCACAGGTGCTTGGTCATTAACAGCATCAAGTCAAATTGATTTTAGCCTAGGTACATTAAAATCAACAACACTAACTACTGGTGATCAAAACACAGGCGGAACTATTACTGGTGTTTGGACATTAGATGGTTCAAGCCGTTTGCAAGCAACCTATGCTGATATTGCTGAATACTACGAAGGAGATCAAGAATACGAGCCAGGAACAGTTCTTATATTTGGAGGCGAAAAAGAAGTTACTACAACTGTAATTAGAGACGATACACGATCAGCTGGTGTAGTAACAACTAATCCAGCTTACATAATGAACCAAGAGCAAACAGGAACTAAAGTTTGTATTGCTCTAGCAGGTCGCGTTCCATGTAAGGTTGTTGGAAGAATTAAGAAGGGAGATATGCTAACCACTAGTGCTACTCCAGGGTATGCTGTTAAAGCAATTGAACCAAAATTAGGCAGTATCATTGGTAAAGCATTAGAAGATAAAGACTACGGCGAGGCCGGAGTAATTCAAGTTGCCGTAGGGAGAGTATAATGGCTCAGAGAATTATCAATATTGGTCAAACAGCCAACGACAGAAGTGGCGATCCGATAAGAACTGCGTTTGGTAAAGTAAATGACAACTTTACTGAATTGTATAATTTAATCGGTAACGGTAGTGCATCGTTTCCGTCACAGACTGGACAAGCAGGCAAGTTTTTAACAACTGACGGAACTACGGTCAGTTGGGCTGCCGGTGTTGGTGCTCAAGGACCACAAGGACCACAAGGACCAAAAGGTGCTACTGGTGCTACTGGGCCTGCGGGGCCTACTGGCGCTACTGGACCTACGGGGCCTACTGGCGCTACTGGACTTACTGGAC